CGCCGGCCGTTGTTCCAATGTGCGACCGCTTGCGCTTTGGTGTCTGCGCTTTGCATTGCAATATCTGGACGAAAGCCGGATTGATGCGTGTATGCCAGATGAGTCGCGCAACTGGTCAATAGTTGATCCCATACCCATGATGGAATTGCTGCAGGATCCCCATACGTGCCAAGCCTAACAACACGGCCGGCCCCTAGTGTCATGCGATCCCCCCTGTTATCTGCCATGGGATAAGTACCACGTAAGAATGATTTATATACAATGGTCGGGCCTTGCCCGAGGTTAACATAACAGTCACGCTTGACTGCTTGCTTGCGCTTAGGGTCTGTTGTCGGTGTCCCCCTGAATTTACAGTCACCACAGATAGAGAAGTCTGCGCCTGTCTTGCTTGCATCAAGAGGGGAGATGTCAGACCGGATTATATAGGTCTGTAAAACCTTGCCTGTCTTTGTGTTGCGGTCGCTATATGTTGCAATGGCAACAACTGGTTTACCATTCAAGAGGCTTTGCCCTTTGTATATGATACCGGATTTCATGAGTCGGATTCCTTTCCTATTTCTGGTTAACGTAGGTTTAGTCTATAGTATCGGTCGCGCAGCGGCAACATATTTGTAGGTCTATATAGTCAAAAATACATCGAGGTATTCGATTCCAGGGTCGCAGGTCTGCGCCCCCGCTAGCCGGCCGGCCGGCCGATATGTCTGCGCCCCCGCTAGCCAGGGTAATATATAGATGTCTGCGCCCCCGCTAGCCAGGGTCGGTCGCTTGCATGTCTGCGCCCTGCGCGTCCGCCGGCCGGCGCGGATCGCGCCCAACGCGGCATAAAAAAAGGGCCCCGAAGGGCCCCTGGTTCTATTCCATCCATTCATCTGGATGGGGTGACATGATATGGTTTACCCTAGCACGGTCGGCCGCGTATTGATCCACTACCGGATTAGTACATGTGCCGGCCGTGGGGTACATCATGATGCCGCATCCGAACTTAGTGAACTTGTGAGCAGCATCTCGGTAGTTCGTTGCGTTACCCTCGCTTACTACATCATGTAGCGTGTCCATTTCCCATGGTTCGCCACAGTGTCCGCAATAAATATCTGGCATTGTCTTTCCTCTTTCTGGTTAACGTATGGCTAGCCTACATCACATAGGCTAGCCGGTCTAGGTTTATGCGTCGATCTTATCGACCGCAGCGGAAATCTTTTTGCCGATAGCAGTGTCAGCATAGGATCCAGTGAAGTCAGACTCCATGCGCTCTAGGCGCCGCTTCAATTTCTTTTTCACTTCATCGTGCATGATAGTAGGCAGATGCATTGCATCGAGCCCTGCAATTAGCATCTGGACCTCAATATATTCTAACTTGATACGCATGGTTTTACCTCGTTCTTTTCTGAGTTGGCCGCGATCCGGCCGGTGTTATGTAGAGGATCTACATAGTGCGGTACACTGTTGCCAGTGTACCGGCTATGTATTGCCTAGTCGATCCAGCGGAATGTGTTCCGTGTTCCGGTCTTAGCGAATAGAGCAAACATCTTAGCGATGCCGCGCAGTTCTAACTTGCTTAGGTCGCTATGTCCGTTCTGTGCTAGTGTTTCAAAGTCTGATACTTTCGGTGCGGTGCGTACGCTTGATACTTTATGTTCTGCGAAACCGTTCGCGACGGCCGTTGCTTGATCCTCTTTAAGCATCGCGCCTAGGCTTTTCTGCAATGCTTTGATTGCGTCAATACGTGCCGCGAGTAGGGCACGGTCATCCGCATCCCAATGAGGGGATGCTTCGCGTGTCATGTCTTCGATTAGGTTTGCAAGTGTCATGTCTTACCTCTTTTCTGATTGAACGACTCACCGCGTTTCGGTGCGTCTAACTAAAGTTAGATAGCAAACGACTCACCATGTCAATACAATAATCGCCCATATCGGACTATATAGATAAAAAAATACAGGCATCAGCCACGCAGCGACACGATACACGGCGCAGGTCTGGGGGTTACTGGACGCGATGCCATGGAAATCTAGAGCAATCGACCGACCCCATCCCCCCCTAAACAGGGCTACGGTCGCACGTAGCAGGCTGTAAAAGTAGGTCTGGTAAATTCATTTCAGTATTTTTCCATTTGGGGCCATGGTCCTTGATTGGCCTTCAAAATATGCGGTATATAGTTTCATATGGGTTTATTGAATGCGATTGAGTTGTGGTGCAGTGAGGAGCCGTATTGCGGTTTTCGGTCAGCGACGATTGGTTGGCGCTTATTGCCTGCTGAGGCTTCTGGGAAGGTACGTCATTATTGGGACGGTGATCGTTACATGGGTTTTGTGAGTTGGGCATTTTTGACGGATGCGGAGTACATTTCCAATGAGTATTGTGGATTGGAGGTATTTGCTCGTGATTACGGTGATTGTTTGGTTGTTATAGATATGATTGCCAAGGGGGGTCTTTCTGATGTATTGTTTATATCAAGGGATGTTCGGGATTTTTTCAATCGAGAGTTTCCGGAGATTGTTCGGATACGTTCGCACCGCGGATCAAGGTTAGCTTCGGTTTTAAACAGGGGAATTTGATTGATGTTCAGTGTTTGGCAGAGGCCACAGATTGTTTGGGGCGGTGGTGACGAGGGCGGCAGCGGCGGCGGCGGTTCTGACAAGACGTACAACAGTTTGTCTGAGGCTGCGCGTGATGGTCAGCATGGCAAGGCTGTAAATATTAAGGGCAAGGGCCGTCAGAAGGTTGAGTTTGCGGACAAGAGTTATGACAAAAAGATGTCCACGGCTAGTTCTAAAGCATCCACTGGCGGTTCGTCAGGCGGTTACACTAGTTTGGCTGATATGTTTGACGGCGGTGGTCCTGGCAAGTCTGGCGCTGTATCGGGCAGTGGCGGTGGTGCTAGGGCTGACACGAACAACGATGGTTATGTGAGTGCTGCTGAGGCTAGGGCTAATCCCTTAGATCAGAATATATTTTCTGCTGTTGGCAATTACGTTCGTAGTGGCGGCATAGTGGGCGCTGCGGCTCGTGCTTTGAGTGGTGGTGGCGGATCATCGGCTCCTCGTCCTCCTCGGCAGCGCATTGGTACGAAGGGTATGACTTCGGCGCAGCGCAAGGCGTTAACGGATGCTGGGTATGAGGTTACGAAGGGTGGCAGTGTTAAGAAGAATGGTGGCACTGTAGCTGGTTCAAATTTCTCTGGATCGCGTGAGGTTGACGCGATTATGAACAGTGGTTCATTGAGTGGTGAGGCTAGTTCATTTGGGGATGCGTTTGCTGAGGCTCGACGGAAGGCTGGCGGTGATGGTGGTACGTTCACGTTTGGCGGCAAGCAGTTTACGACTAACATAGACCGGGCGCCTAAGACCAGTTTACGTCCACAGTTACGCCCTACTACTGTGTCGCCGGCTGCGGCTCCGATTGTTGATTATGACAGTTTGTATCAGGACGCGGCTTATGGTCCTGGGGGCATTGGCGCGGCTCCGTTTGGATTGCCTGCTCCCAAGGCGCCGGGAGGGGATCCAGAGCTTTTTTTAAGTTCGTTTGATCCTGGTTCTCGTCCTAGTACTTATAGTCCTGAGTTAGGTGGTGGTGATCCTGCGTTAGCGGATCGTCCTGTTCGGCGTCCTGACATGTTGGATGTTCAGCCTAGTGCGCCTGAGTCTGTTAGGGACATATTGTTTCAGCAACAGCAGCGTCGAGATCAAGAGGGTTCTGATCGTTTTATTGACGAAGCGTCTTATGAGTCTGCGGGGTTAGGGGACACTGGTTTTGGGAAGTTTTTAAACGAGAACATTTTAGGCCCTAACGCACAGTTGGAGACTACCTCTGGTGGCGGTGTTGCGAGTTTGCCTGTACCTCAGCCTTCTCCTGCTGTTTCGGTTCCTCCGGGTCGGCGCGATGGCCCTGGTTCTGAGACTGAGGGGAATGTTTATAATACAGTTCTTCCTGACGAGTTGATAGGGGCTCCGATGGATTCTGCTTTACAGACTGAAGTTAGGGGCAACCGTGCTTTTGAAACGGCCCCAGATCAGTTTGGATTACAGCGCCGAGTTTACAGGGGTGATCCACCGGACAGGAACCTTACTGCTTTAGAGCAGGGTATTTATGGTTTAGGTGAGGATATTGCACGGGCTGGCGATGTAGCTCTTGATTATGGTACTGACTTTTTCCGTACTATTGGCTACCGGGGAGGCGGACCGGGGGTTGGCCGCGCTGATGTTGATAGTGATGTAACCATGGCGCAGGCTATGGCTCCGCAAACGGATCTACAAAAGGCTTATAGAGAGAAGGTTGTTGATCCTGCTGTTGCAAGATCTCAGGCGGCATATGATCGTTTGAGTGATGAGGCAAAAGCAAAGTTAGAAGGTGAATTAAGTTTTGACAATGTTGGCACTAAGTTGGCGAACATGGCTCCTTCTATTGCGGTTAGCACTGCGGCAGCGGTAGCTAGTTTGCCGGCGGCTGTTGTTGCTGGTGTTACTCTTGGTGTGGGTGGCATGGACTCTCAGATTGAGGGGGCTATTCAAAAGGAGTTTGACGAGGGACGCTTACAGAACACCCCTGGTTTTCAGGATTTAAAGGCTACGGGTCTTTCTGACGCTGAGGCGGTTCTGGCGTATGCTGGCGGTATTTCCAAGCAGGCGGCTCCGATTGTTGCTTCTATTAGTGCTGCGGGTGGATCGTTATCCAACGCTGTTTTAAATGGCGCGGTTACTAAGCCTTTGGCTAAGGCTATTTCTCAGAAGGCTGCGGTTCAGGGTGCCACACAAACTGGGCGCCGTGGTGTTGTGGGTCCGACTGTAGAAGCTGCATCTAGGATGGCAATTGAGGGTTTGACTGAGGGAATGCAGGAGATTGCTGAGGCGGAGATTCCTTCTTGGTATAACGATGCTCAGGCATTAAAGCAGACTGCGGCCCAGCGCAAAGAGTCTGGCATTCTTGGTTTTCTTGGTGGCAGCACCGCGGCAGGTGGCGTTTCGGTGGCTCAAGGTTTGGGTCTTGGACCTCAATCTAGAGTTGGTCCGACTATTGAATCTGCTCCCAAGCCGGGTGATCCAGATTTTGTTGGCCCTCTTCCTTCCCCGCAAGGACCGAATATCCCTGTTCCGGGTGACCCAGGTTTTGTTGGTCCGCTTCAACCTTCTCAAGGTCCGACTATTCCTCAAGCGGGTGATCCTAACTTCATTGGCCCGACACAACCTACCGTGGCGGCGGCGGCAGATGTATTAAGTGGCACGATCCCTGTTCCGGGTGACCCAGACTTTGTTGGTCCTCTTCCTGCTGTGCCTAGGCCAGGATCTTCGGAGTTCATTGGTCCTCTTCAGCTTGCTCCGGTGGCTGGTGATCCTAACTTTGTTGGTCCAGTTGCCCCTGTTTCAGGTGATCCTAACTTTGTTGGTCCAGTTGGTTTAGAAAACCAGCGGGGCTTTGATCCTTCTCAAGTTGATACGGCTGCGGCGCAAGCGGCTGCGATTACTCCCGAGGCTCAAGCAGAGTTTGATTTACTTGTTCCTGGTGGCGCACCAAAGTCTGTTGGCGCCGCGGCTGGTACAGATTTTTTAACGGAAGCAATACTGAGGAAAGATCCTAATTACTTGCCTTTTGACGCTGCGTTTTTAGCGGATGCTCGGGGTGATCTTGATACTAGACTTCAGGACATAGCGTTTGAGCAAGCCGAGGCTAACCGTGCTGCCGGCAACCCTGAGTTAGGTGCTGTTGACGCAGATTCTGCTTCTGTTCCCAAGACCAAGGAGGATTTAAGCCGATTTTTAATTGAGGATTTGGGTAGGTTTAGACCGTATGGGTCTACCGTTCCGACTGCGATGGATACGCCTCAACGTCAGTTGAAGCGACAACAGGATAATATTGAACGTGCTAGGGCGCAACGTGCCAAGACGCAGGCCGAGGCGGAAGCAGTTGCTAATATGGAAGCGTTTGATACGTCATTGCCTGTAGATCCTGCTGGCATTGGATCATTAAGAAACTTCCCGTCTAACATTCCTTTAACAGATTCACCGGCCGCGCAAGCTGATCGGCGCAGGGCTATTGCCAATCGTTTGAAGGGTGAAGCAGAAGCAGAGGCGATGCGGCCTTTGGAGACTGCTCAGAATGCGATACTTAACAGTCAGAGTAATGTTTCGGCTGCGGAAAACGAGGTTGCGTTAGCTAATCAATTAGCCAATCAAATGGAGCAGCTTCAGGCAGTTAACGAAGTTATAGCGGCGGGTAAAACACCGTTGCCTGTTAACTTACCAGCCACCCCAGAGTTTACTACTCCTCAAACAAAAGCGCAGTTAGCGGCCCTTACTACTCCCGTAGAAGCCCCAGCGATGGCTCCGCTTGTAGCCGCCTCACCTGAATCTGTTGGTGAACCGGATATTATACCTCCAATGCAAGGACCAAGCATCCCAGTTCAAGGAGATTTTAATTTCACTGGCCCTCTTCCATCTCTTGAGGAACAGTTGCTTTTGGACCTTGAGGATAAAGGAATTGGAGCATTAAAGCCTTCAAGGATAATTCGTGGTGGAAAGGCGCCAGAGGCGATGGACGCCGCAGTACCGGTGACTGATCCAGAGATATCTTTTGAGGAAGCGGTGGCTAAAGTGCCAATGCCAAAGGTCCGTTCAACTGTGTCTGCCCTAAAATCTCAAGAAGGAACTCCGCCGGTAGATACAACTAGTCTAGAACCATTGGTGTTGACGGATCAAAAAATAAAAAGTGATTTAGGTCCGGATCCCTTTAGTCTTGAAAACCGTTTGGCGCGTCAACGTGCGCGGTTCGCGGAACAAGAGAATGAGTTAGCTGCGGCGCAAAGACCAACACCCACCGAAGCAGAGTTAAAGAAGGGCGTGGGTTCTTTGGATGCGGCTGAAGACGCGGCGAAACGGCGTAAGGTTCCGCCAACAAGACGAGTTGTTACTGGCATTGATACTGAGCGCAAAGATTTTACAGAGCTTCAGGATCAAGAGGGAACACCATACTTCCCTGAGTTACCCACGGACGATGTTTTTCCTCCCGAGGAGAGGGAAGGTGGACCTAGCGGCCCTAGTGATGACCGCCCTGCTGTTGTCCCTGTAGATATGACAGATGATAGTAATGATGCCCAAGGTTGTCCTCCCGGTTATCGCCGTGTTTTGGATCCTGCCACGGGTCGATACATTTGTCTCAAGATTGAAGAAGGTTCTGCCGGCGTTCCTGCGGCTCCTGCCGAAGAGACAGAGGATGAGGATGTCGTGATTGACATACCGGCAACGGAGCGTCCGAAGATCAGTCCGTACTATGTACCGGAGATGATTGAGAGTAATTACACACCATACGTTCCTGGGCGTAGAGCAAGAATATTTAAAGATGTGGCTGTAAGAGATTAGGCTGTAGAGTGAATTTACAAGCATTACCAGAGGACGCGCTGAAGGAGATTTTGGCGCTAACTGAGGCCAAACGGAAGTTAGACATCCGCGAACAGGCGGAGAATTACTTCATGCCGTTTGCTCATCATGTGTATGAGAACTTCATTGAGGGCCGTCATCACCGGATTATTGCGGAGAAGCTGGAGCGTGTGGCTCGGGGCGAGTTAAAGCGTTTGATTATTAACATGCCGCCTCGTCATTCCAAGTCTGAGTTTGCCAGTTATTTAATGCCTGCTTGGTTTTTGGGTAGGAACCCGAAGCTCAAGATTATTCAGGCTACGCACAACACGGAGTTGGCCGTTCGGTTTGGCCGTAAAGTAAGGGATTTGATTGATGACCCAGCCTATAAAGAGATATTCCCTGAAACTAACCTCAAGGAAGACAACAAGGGCGCGGGTAAGTGGGGCACTGACAAGGGCGCGGAGTACTTTGCGGCGGGTGTTGGGGCTGCGATTACTGGCCGCGGGGCGGACTTGCTTGTCATTGACGACCCTCATTCGGAACAGGACGCATTAAGCGAGACTGCGTTTGATCATGCGTATGAGTGGTACACTTCTGGGCCTCGTCAGCGATTGCAACCGGGCGGAACTATCATTGTTGTTATGACCCGCTGGGGTAAGAAGGATTTGACGGGCCGTTTGTTGGCGGAACAGGGCAAGGATATACTGGCAGATCAATGGGAGGTTGTAGAATTTCCTGCAATACTACCCAGTGACAACCCATTATGGCCTCAGTTCTGGGATAAGGACGCTTTGCTTTCGATTAAGGCGTCTTTGCCCATTCAAAAGTGGAACGCTCAGTGGCAACAGAACCCAACTGCGTCCGAATCGGCCATAATTAAGCGCGAATGGTGGCGCGAGTGGGACAAAAAGAAGATTCCCACGATTAAATACATAATTCAGGCGTATGATACGGCGTTTTCCAAGAAAGAGACTGCGGATTTTAGCGCAATTACGACTTGGGGAATTTTTGACCCCGAGGATGGGACCGGAGACAACATAATTCTGATGGATGCGCGGCGTGATCGCTGGAATTTCCCAGAGTTAAAGGAAGTTGCGTTTGAGGAACACGAATATTGGGAGCCAGATATGGTTCTGATTGAAGCAAAAGCAACAGGACAACCTTTGATTGACGAATTACGGTTGCATGGCATTCCTGCTTTGGGTTTTTCGCCCGGTAAGGGTCAGGACAAGATCACTCGGATGCATATGATTGCTCCGTTGTTTGAGGCTGGCAAGGTTTGGGCTCCGACTACCAAGAAATTTAGCGAAGAGGTCATTGAGGAGGTTGTTTCATTTCCCAATGGTGACAACGATGACTTTTGTGATAGTATGACCTTAGCATTAATGCGTTTTCGTAAGGGTGGGTTTGTTTCCTTGGAAGGAGATGACACTTATGAGGATGAATATAGACCGCGTAATCGGGAGTATTACTGATGGCCCTGCCACCTCGACCCATGGGATCTCTTGTTGATCCATCTTTGATGCCCCTTGATGTAACTGGGGAGCAAACGGAAGTTGATGTTCCAGAGCCGATGGATTTTGCCATGGGTGCGGAGATTATTCCTAACGAGGATGGCAGTGTTACCATTGAGGAGCTTCTGGGAGAGGCTATGGGGGACGAGATACCCGAGGACATTCCACATGACGCTAACTTAGCGGAATACTTGGATGATGGGTACTTGGGCGAGTTATCAAGTGAGCTTCGTGCTTCTTACGAGGATGATTTGGAGTCTCGATCTGATTGGGAAGAGACATATACCAAGGGTTTAGACCAGTTAGGTATTAAGCAAGAGGATCGCACCCAACCCTTTGAGGGTGCCTCGGGCGTTACGCATCCTTTGATTGTGGAGTCTGTAACTCAGTTTCAAGCGCAAGCATACAAAGAGTTGCTGCCGGCGGGTGGCCCTGTTCAAACGCAGATTTTGGGCAAGCAGGACGCGAATGTAGAGGCGCAGGCTAATCGCGTTAAGGATTACTTGAATTACCAGATTACTGAGGTGATGGAAGAATACGATCCTGAGATGGATCAGTTGTTGTTTTATCTCCCTATGTCCGGATCTACGTTCAAGAAGGTTTACTTTGACGAGTCCAAGCAAAGGGCTGTTTCGACCTTTGTGCCGGCTCAAGACTTAGTTGTTCCTTACGCTGCGGCTGACTTACAGTCGGCATCTAGGGTTACTCATGTTTTGCGTATGGATTACAACCAAGTTCGCAAGATGCAGATTGCTGGGTTCTTCAAGGACATCGAGTTACAGGCGTCTGACGCGGAGCCTGACGAGGTTCGGCAGAAGGTTGATGAGATACAGGGTACATCCCGCACCTATCAGGACGAAATCTACACGTTGTTGGAGATGCATGTCGATTTGGACGTTGAGGGCTTTGAGGACATGTCTCCTGATGGGGAGCCAACGGGTATTCATCTGCCTTACATCGTTACTTTGGACGAGGCTTCTGGCAAGGTTTTAGCAATACGCAGGAACTTTGAGGCTGAAACAGACTTCGCTAAGAAGCGTCAGTTCTTTGTTCACTACCGGTTTATGCCCGGTCTTGGGTTCTATGGCTTTGGTTTGATCCACATGATTGGCGGGTTGGGCCGCGCTGCGACCAGTATTCTGCGCCAATTGATTGATGCGGGTACTTTGGCAAACCTGCCGGCTGGATTTAAGGCTCGGGGTGTGCGTCTACGCAACGATGACGAGCCATTACAGCCCGGAGAGTGGCGTGATATAGACGCCCCTGGGGGCAACATTAGGGACTCTATTATACCATTGCCGTACAAGGAGCCTAGTGCCACTCTAGCACAGCTTCTAGGCGCTTTGGTGGAGGGCGGACGCCGCTTTGTATCACTGGCTGATGAACAGACCAGTAATATGAACCAAGAGACACCTGTTGGTACGACTGTTGCTATGCTTGAGCGTGGCATGAAGGTGATGTCGGCCATTCACAAGCGCCTGCATTATGCTCAGAAGAATGAGTTCCGTATTCTGGCTCGTATCTGTGCAGAGAATATGGATCAGGAATATCCGTATGATGTAGCTGGTGGCGAGAGAAGCATTAAGGCGCAGGACTTTGACGGTCGGGTAGATGTTATACCGGTGTCGGATCCTAACATCTTCTCGATGGCGCAGCGGGTTACTTTGGCTCAAACGCAGTTGCAGTTGGCGCAATCTAATCCTCAGATGCATAACTTACACGCGGCATACCGGCGTATGTATCAGGCGTTGGAAGTACAGAACATTGATGAGATATTACCGCCGGCACCAAAGCCCAAGCCGTTGGACCCTGCTATTGAGAACGCCCGTGGTTTGATGGGTGAAATACTGGTGGCCTTTGAAGAACAGGACCACGATACTCACATAGCTATTCACGTTATGTTTATGAGAACGCCTTTAATTATGACTTCTCCACAAGTTATGGGTACGTTCTACGCACACCTTCAAGAACATATCTCAATGAAGGCGAGGGCGAGTATCGTTCAAGAGATCCAAGAGTTGGTTCAAAAGGTACAGCAACAAGTACAACAAGGTTTAATCGATCCTATGGTGGCGCAGATGCAAATCCAAGAAGTACAGCAGCAAATGCAGAACCCTGCTGAGATGGAGAAGGCTGTTGCGGCGCAAGAGCTAGAGATTATGAAAGCCACTCTGGATGAGATTACGCCTCCGGGTCAAGATCCTATGTCGGATCCATTGGTACAGATCCGCATGAAAGAGGTGGAGATCAAAGACAAGGAGCTTCAGCGTAAGGCACAAGAGGACGAGGCCCAGATTATGCTTGAGTCTGCTAAGATGGAGCAACGCGCTGTTACTGATGCCGCTCGGATCGAAAGTAGTGAAGAGATTGCAGAAAACAGGAACGAGGTTAATCGGGAGCGTATAGACGTTCAACGTCAAGCTATGGCTCGTAGGGGGTAAATCCCTAGTTAGAGATGTGTTATGATAGATCCTGTCACAGCCTTTGCAGCAGCTAACGCGGCCTTTAAGGGCGTAAAAATGCTCGTTGGCGCCGGCCGTGAAATGCAGGACGTTAGCAAACAGCTTGGGCAGTGGTACTGTGCTGTTGCAGATATTTCCAAGGCAGAAACACAACGTAAAAACCCTACGTGGTTGGATAAGAAAACACACGGAACTGATAACATAGAGCAAGAAGCTATGGATATCGTGATCCGCAAGAAGACCCTGATGGAGAAAGAGAAAGAAATTAAGTTCATGCTGGACTACAGGTTTGGCTTGGGGACTTACGATGAGATGTTGGGTATGCGGCGCAAGATACGCGCAGAACGCGAAGAAACGGTGTATCGCGCTATGGAAGCCAAGCGCCAAATACAGAACAATATGGCTATTGGTGGTTTGTGTTTAGGCATAGTTGGTGCTTTGGGCGGTGGGATTTATTTAATAGTATTGGTTACGCAATGATAAAAGTTTTAATGTTGTCTGCAACGCTTGCGGGAGTAGCCAACCCTACTCATGTTCAGTGTCACTTATGGAAACGGTTTACAGACGGAAACGGTCAAAAGGTTTGTGTCTACAGATTTACAGCGGGTTTTGGAGGTTTGGGGTATCATTACCCTACGAAGAGTTTTTCAGAATGTCCGAAGGTTTTTAGTTGTCTTTATGAGAAGAAGGACAAGCGACCTAGTTTATCGGAGATATTAGATGGCCTGAAAGGAGGTTTCTAATGACTATGGAGAAGTTTTTGGCATGGAGGATTATGCCTAGATTTATGATGTTGGTGATGACTGTTATGTATATTCGTGTGATTGAGTGGTTTATGTCGTTGCCGCAGGATGTTGTTAGTACGCAAGCTACTGCGCTGACTGCAACTGTAACGGGCGCCATGACGGGCGCATTCGCCGTATGGTTAGGATCAGAAAAATGATGGCATTACTAGGAAGTTTACTTGGTTTCGGCAGTTCGTTCCTGCCTTCTGTTCTTGAATATTTTAAGGCAAACCAAGCGCAGAAGCATCGCATGGAGATGATGCAGTTAGAGACGGAGCTTGCTCAAAGACGCTCTGAGATGAAGCTTGTTGAGCTAGACAAGAAGGCAGACATTGAAGAAACAAGGGGGTTGTATGAGCATGATCGAGCTATCGACGCTGGAAAATTTATCAACGCTCTTCGGGGTAGTGTTCGTCCTATTGTTACTTATGCCTTTTTCGGATTGTTCGTAGCCACGAAGGTTGTGATTATGATTAAAGTTACGGAGGCTGGTGGTGATTGGATGCAGGCTGTTGACTTGATGTGGGATGGAGAAACCTCTGGTTTGTTCAGTGCAGTGTTGGCTTTTTGGTTTGGAAATAGAGCAATCTCTAAATATGCGGGGAAATAATTATGGGATACAAGTTAGGAAAGCGAAGCCTATCAAGGCTAGAAGGTGTCAACGAAAATCTGGTAACTGTCGTGAAGTACGCCATAGGCGTTACGAAGCAGGACTTCAGCGTGATTTGTGGCGTCAGAACGATAGAGGAGCAAAAGGCGTTGGTCGCGAAAGGGGCCTCGCAAACCATGAAGTCAAAGCACATTCACGGCAATGCCGTTGATCTGATGGCTTACATTGATGGTGGTCGGTGGGAATTGAACCTGTATGATGAGATTGCTGATGCCATGAAAGAAGGAGCAGAGGCTGCAGGGGTTAAGATACGGTGGGGTGCTGCGTGGACTATTGATGATCTTGGTGCTTGGGAAGGAAACGCAGAGAATGCCATGAACTCTTACATAGACATAAGGCGTTCACAGGGGCGTAGGCCCTTTATTGATGCTCCACATTTCGAGATCATGTTCTAATGCATGTGTTCGTCCTCATGCTGTATCTAGGGTATGGGGACGAGCGTACTTTAGTTATTGATGACATGTACTTTAAACAGGTAAACTACTGCAACAAGGTAGCCGAGTCATTGGTTAAGAGGTACTCTACTCATGGGATTGGGTTATCAGATCGCGCTGTAGCGTACTGTGTGCCGACACGGTTAGAAGATCCAACGAAACATTCCATATATTAAGGAGAGAAATGCCATACCTTCAAAGTAATATCCCACATTTTAAATGCTGGGTACGGAGAGAGTATACATATAATCATAACGGGTATCACGGGGAGTTCTTACATGCGATGGCGATTGCCGTCACCACCATGCCTAATAGGTGCTTGAGCTTTCAAGTTATCTTCACTGGTTGTGAGGCTGACATAGAAGACACACCTAACGTGCATGGTGGCGCAATGTGGGCAAGAATGCCAATCACGGCGTTAGTAGCGGATACTCCATACGAGGAGTGGCCTATGCCCATGGCGGTGCATTCGGCCCAACCTTGGGATTGTTCATCGCATACTCATGCGGTTTACAAGTTAGACAGGGCAACGCCTTGTCCTTGGATGGCAAAGATAGACAGTGAGTTCTATCCTGCAAAGTATTTGTTTACAGTGGATTACACAGACAGCGAGATAGCTGATGATCCTGCCCAGCATAAGCAGAGCCATGTATTGGAGTTGTTGGATGCGGGTGAGTATACAGGTAATATTGTAGCTTTGCCTAACAATCGAGTGCGGGTAACGCACCCTGCTTGGTTTGAAACGGGGGAGGGCGCTCCTGACTTTCGTCCCTCTCAACACATACATTACTCTAAGTCTGACTTAGATTACACGTTAGACGTTACTAAAATCTTCGACAATATATACAACGACGATTGACAACGTCATAAGACGGACATACGGATATGCTTATGGATGTAGTAGACTTTTCTAAGTACTTATACAAAGTTCTTCGTGCAAGGGAGAGTGACATTGCATTCGCTATGTCCCAAGGTAGCGTTAAAACTTGGGAAGACTACAAGATGCTTGTCGGGGAAATTCGGGGCCTTTCCCTAGCACAAGAAGAAATCAAGACCCTGTTGGAGAGTAATCAAGACGATGTCGAAGACATTATTTCTTCCTGAACATGTAGCTAAAAAAGTTAAGGACAATCGATCTAAAGACGTTTCCGAAACAGCGTATGTTCCCCCCGAAGCTCGGGTGTTAGACCCTTCCCTTCTGGACAAGACCTTGATGGAAAGATTACCACAACCTACCGGATGGCGGGTTTTGGTCATGCCATATCAAGGAAAATCAAAAACAGCTTCTGGCCTGCATATACCGGACGAGGTTCGGGAAAGAGAAACTATTGCTACTGTTGTGGCATATGTTCTCAAGTTGGGCCCTTTGGCATATAAGGATCAAGACAAGTTTGAAGGCACATCTTGGTGCAAAGAAGGCCAATGGGTTTGTATCGGCAGATACTCCGGATCTCGATTTAAGATCGATGGCGGAGAAGTCCGTATTCTTAATGACGATGAAGTAATCGCAACATTGTTGGAGCCAGATGATGTCAGACATGTCTAACGAGGTAGAAGAAGAAATTGAAGTTGAGATTGAGGGTCAAGAAGAGGAGCCTAAAGAAGCGAAGGCTTCTCCTGAACCAGAGCCAGAACCCGAGGTTGAAATTGTTCCTGAACCTGTAGCGGAAGATCCGGAAGAACTGGATGAGTATAGTAAGGGTGTGCAGAAACGCATACGCCAACTTAACCAGCGGTATCGTGATGAACAGGTTAGCCGAGAAGAAGCGACTAAAATTGCGGAAAAGCTAGCAGAGCAAAACAGGCAGCTTCAGGCAAGAGTTCAACAACTAGATACTGGGTATCTCAATGAATACGGAAATCGTGTTCAGTCTGAGACATCCGCAGCGGAGAAAGCATATCTTCAAGCCGCGGACGATGGCGATACTGAAGCCATGTTGGCCGCGCAAAAGGCTTTAAACAGGGCTCAGTACGATGAAAGCCGCTTTGAAGCTGCCAAACAGCGGGTAGAACAACAGGCGCAACAACCTGTTCAACAGCCGGCCGCTCCTCAACAACAACAGTCACCACAAGTAGATCCTAAAGCAGATGCTTGGGCTAAGAAAAACACTTGGTTTGGTGACGATGACGTAATGACGGCGTCTGTGTTTGCTATCCACAATAGGATGGTTACTCAAGAAGGGTTTGACCCAACGTCCGATGACTACTATACAGAGGTAGATAGGCGAATGCGTTCGGAGTTTCCAAACAAGTTTGCTGTTAAGAAATCGGGAGGGGGTGCCCAGGTCGCTTCTGCTGCATCCTCAGCCTCTCGTAACACTAACCAGAAGCGTACTAAGTCGGTCAGGCTGACCCAGAGGCAAGTTATTATGGCGAAGAAACTTAACGTCCCTCTCGCTGAATACGCAAAATTTGTGAAGGATTAGACCATGGCTGAAAGAAAAACTCGAGAAAGCTCAACTCGCGAAAATACTGAGCGGCGTAAACCATGGGCTCCGCCCCAACGATTAGAGGCTCCCGACCCCCCGGTGGGTTATGTGCAACGATGGATCCGAATATCCATGCGTGGTGAGGAAGACAAGACTAATGTCTATGCCAAACTTCGCGAAGGATGGGAACCTGTTCGCGCAGATGAGTACCCCGACCGTGCGTACCCCACAATAGATGAGGGTCAGTATTCAGGGATAATCGGTAACGGTGGACTAATGCTTTGCAGACTGCCTGAAGAAACAGCGAAAGAACGAGCCGATTACTACGGGTTACGGACCCGAGATCAAATGGTCGCTGTAGATTCTGACTTAATGAAGGAGCAACATCCTTCAATGCCGATTAGTAATAACCGGCAATCCCGTGTAACTTTCGGAGGTCGCGGAAGCGGGTCCGAATAAAATTTGAGGTGCTATCATGGCAAATTCTAATGTCGCTTTCGGGTTCCGCCCGTATGGTGTTTTAGGTTCCGCCGCTAACACCACTGGTACAACTGAATATCGTATTGCCGCTGGCAACGCTAATAGGATCTACCAAGGTATGGCGGTTATTCCGCTTGCTGCGGGGGTCATTGACGATCTGCAAGCTGCGGCTGGCGGTAACGTTTCTACTATTGGTGTGTTCAATGGATGTGAATACGTTTCTTCAACTACTGGTGAAACGATCTTTTCCAACAACTGGCCTGGATCTGGCGCGGACACTAACTTCCCTGTAAAAGCGTTTGTTTACGACAACCCTGCACAACTGTTTACCATCGCAACGTCTAACGTTGTTGCTGGTGCTAACACTGAGGCAGAAATTCGTGCTGCGGTTTTCGCTAACATTGCGTTAGCTACAGGTAATAGTGGTTCTAATACCACTGGTATTTCTTCTGCAACTGTGGATTTAAATACCATCGCAACCACCAACACATTGTTCTGTCGTATTGTGGGTGTTCTTGATGACCCAGAAAATAACGACTTTACTGTTGCTGGTATCCCGTTAATCGTTCGTTTAAACAACCACTTCAATGCGCCGACAGGCTCCATTGCAGCTGGCACTGTTTCAACAACTGGCGTATAAGGAAGGGTATAGATAATGGCTATTTCTCGCGCACAACTAGCGAAAGAGCTAGAACCCGGCCTGAACGCACTGTTTGGAATGGAATACGACCGATACGAAGGTCAACACGCAGAAATCTACACAACAGAATCTTCGGACAGAGCGTTCGAGGAGGAAGTTATGTTGAGTGGATTTGGCGCTGCGCCCACTAAGGCAGAGGGCAGCAATGTAAGTTACGATGATGCCAACGAAGCGTACACCGCTCGTTACAATCACGAAACTCTGGCGTTGGCCTTTTCGATTACGGAAGAAGCAATCGAGGACAATCTCTATGATCGTCTTGGATCTCGCTACACCAAAGCCCTTGCTCGTTCGATGGCTCACAGTAAGCAAGTTAAAGCCGCTGCGGTTCTTAACAATGCGTTTACTGCGGGTGCTTCAGCGGGAGGTGACGGTGTTGCACTTTGTTCCGCAGCCCACCCACTGACTAACGGTGGAACTCTTAACAACGTGTCAGCCGCTGATCTGAACGAAACCTCTCTTGAGGACGCTCTTATCAACATCGCTGGTTTCGTTGATGAGCGTGGTCTGAAGGTTGCTCTTCGTGGTTTGAAGATGATTATCCCACGGCAACTACAGTTTGTTGCAGAGCGGATCCTCGCTTCCAACCTTCGTTCGGGTACTGCGGACAATGACACAAATGCAATGAGATCTATGGGAATGTTGCCCAGCGGTTATGCTGTTAACGACTTTCTCAATGACCCCGATGCGTTTTTTGTTCTGACCGATGCTCCCCGTGGATTTATCCACTTTGAGCGGACGCCTCTTTCAACCAACATGGAAGCGGACTTCGACACTGGTAACATGCGGTTTAAAGCCCGTGAGCGTTACTCGTTTGGGTTCTCAGATCCTCGTTGCGTTTTTGGATCTCCTGGCGTATAATACTGCGATACAACCTCCCTGTATTGTAAACTGGGGCCGTCTTCGGATGGCCCCTTTCTTTTTTAAAAAACATATTGTATCATGTTTTCATCCCTGACAGTTGCATGATGCGACTGACAAACCCAGACAGGAGAATAACATGGGTACAACAACTTTTTCAGGCCCTATTAAGGCTGGAACAATCAAGAACACCACCGGAACAACGGTTGGTTCGGACATGAAAAACACTGGATTTGTGGTCATGTCCCAGACAGCAGCGATTGACCAGACGGCCACAACCACAACCACAGACATTATAATCCCTCCAAACAGTCAGTTAATTTCAATTGATGTGACTGTAACCACTGCGTGGAGCGGCGGAGCCACAACTCTTGGTCTTGGTGGTGTTGGTGCGGCAACCTCTCTAACTGCGGCTGGAGCCATTCAGGGCAACGCAGTAGGTATTGTGGCGGCAAGTCCAGGTACTGATGCAACGCGCACAGGAAAGTGGCTGAACACAGGCACAGGAGATCACAGGCTGATCGTGACCACGGCAAACACAGGAAATGGTGTTGGCGCAGTCACTGTTGTCTATGCACAAAGCAACAACGCTTAGGGGTAAATAGATGGCAGGTTCAGATATTATAGCAACAACGATTGTAGACTCCCAAGCGGCGTCTACAACATACGTTGCCGCTGCAAATAGGCCAGCTACGACTTTTACAATAGCCAACTCTTCTTTTACTGCGGGTCACGCTCGTAAGTTAAGTGTGACAACATCTGGAACGGGTGATAACGGAAAAACGGTTACTATAGTTGGTACTGGCTTAGACGGAGAATCTCTTACAGAAGTGATAACTTCTACGGGTTCTGCGGCTACCGTGTCAGGTACTGAGTATTTTAAAACCATCGTTTCTGCTACATGTAGTTCTCAGTATGCAGCAAATGTTTCGGTGGGAATGTTAAGTGAGGCATCTGCGTCCTTTTATGACCAGAGAACTCGATTAAAAGCATTCTCAACCATCTCTAACAGTGCCTCTCACAGAGTAACTTTTATTGATGGTTTGGCGCCCGGCTCTGGAACTTCTTCTTTTATTACAAAAACTAGCGGCGTTAACAACGCCGCGGATGATGTATACATTCCTGAAGAAGGAGTTTTGTTTAAAGTTGGTTTAATCATAACATATGACGTAGCTGGAGCGCACATGGTTACTGCGTTTCACGCCTAGATCATGGCTGATAAGCCTATAAAGCGTAACAAGAAAAACTACCGCCCCACTAAGTCTGGGGCGGGGATGACTGAGAAGGGTGTAAAGGCCCATCGAAGAGCCAACCCTGGTTCTAAGTTAAAGACTGCGGTTACCGGCAAGGTTAAGAAGGGCAGTAAGGACGCGAAGAGGCGCAAGTCTTATTGCGCTCGTTCTGCGGGACAGATGAAGAAGTTTCCGAAGGCTGCAAAGGATCCAAACAGTAGACTTCGTCAAGCAAGGAAGCGTTGGAAATGTTAGGTAAGCAGTTCATAGTTATCGTGGCTACGGCCTTTATTGGCGGGGTTGGCGCGGTTACCTATAGCTGGGCAAGTTGGACAACTAAAACTTTAATTTCTGTAGATAAAAAAGCAGAGGTTATTGCATCAGAGATATCGTACATAAAGTTGTACATGGAGCGTGATTATGGCTATGTCCCGAGGGCAGATGAAACAGCAAGTGTCAAAACCACCGAGTAAAAACCCTAAAGGCGTTATGTACTTTAAAAAGGGTGGCAAAGCGTCTGCTAAATCAAAAGGCAGTAAGATATGTCCTGCGGGAAAAGCGTGGGCCCAGCGCACCTTTGATACATATCCCTCTGCTTATGCGAACATGGCTGCATCTAAGTATTGCAAAGACCCAAACTATGCAAAAGGCGCAAAGGGAAAAAAGAAGAAGAGAGCGTAATGGGTGAGCTAAAGAAATGGCGTGATCAGAAGTGGGTAAGGATAGGAACCGATGGCAAGATTAAAGGTAAGTGCGGTACTTCAAAAGACAAGAAGAACCCTGACCGATGCCTTCCGCTGGCTAAAGCACGTTCTCTTTCTAAAAAAGATAGAGCTGCGACTGCAAAGAAAAAAAAGTCGGCTGGCAGAAAAGGAAAAACCGTTGTCAGCAACACCAAAAAAGCCAAGGTCAAAGGATATAGTCTCGGTGGAGACATTGAAATCAACGGAGCAAAAAGGCCGTACCAAGGCAAAAACAAAAAAGGCGAAGCGGTCGCGAAAGGCTGCGGAGCGGTAATGGCCGACAGGCGCAAAAGCACCAAGGGCGTGGTGCGGCAGTTTTAAAGGAGTACGGATATGAAACAACCTACAGATGATCAAGCCGGTTTGAAAAAACTGCCTAAATCGGTTCGCAACAAAATGGGCTACATGAAAAATGGTGGCAAGGTCAAAGCCAAGGGTATGGCAATGGGCGGTAAGGTAAAGTCCAAAGGTTACGCTATGGGTGGCCGAGTTAAGTCTAAGGGCATGGCAATGGGCGGTAAGGTAAAGTCCAAGGGTATGGCAATGGGCGGCAAGGTTCAGGGCTTCAAACATGGTGGCGCAGTGATGGTTAAGACCAACCAGAAACCACATATGAGTTAAGGCCATGACAGTATCAGGATCCAGAGACTTCAACCTCGATGTCGGTGAGGTTATCGAAGAGGCATATGAACGCTGCGGAATAGAAGTTCGCACTGGGTATGATGCTCGTACCGCTCGTAGATCGTTAAACCTTATGTTCGCTGATTGGGCGAACAGGGGCATTAACATGTGGACGGTCAAATCGGAAACGGTAACTTTAACGCAAGGGACTAGCGCAATAACGTTGGCCGCGGACGTTGTTGATGTCTTGGAGATTGTGTTGCGCCGCGATGGAACAGACTTTGAGATTACAAGAATTAGCCGCGGAGAGTATGTCACTCTTCCCGACAAGACTACTCAGGGTCGGCCCAGCCAGTTTTATTTTGATCGTCAGATTACGCCTATCTTAAATCTTTGGGCAACACCTGAAAACTCTACAGATCAACTGGTTTATCATTACGTTCGCCGCATTGATGATGCAGATACGCTGGTTAATACAACGGACATGCCTTTTAGGTTTTACCCATGTATGGTTGCTGGCTTGGCGTATTACATCGCAATGAAGAGAACGCCAGATCGTATTCAAATGCTAAAGACTGTCTATGAGGAAGAGTTCCAACGAGCGTCTGATGAGGATGAGGATCGTGTTCCCCTTAAACTTCAACCAAGCATACAATATCTAAGGGCTTAGTATGGCTTATGCCTCAGACAAAAATGCTTATGGTATATCTGACAGGTCCGGATTTCGCTACCGTTTGAGAGACATGCGTGTAGAGTGGACCGGCGCCAAGGTAGGCAAAGATGAGTTTGAGCCAAAACATCCGCAGTTGTTTCCTCCCAAGGTTGGCCCTGATCCTCAAGCTCTACGCAATCCGAGGCCTGAAACAAATCTAACGGAAGAAAGGTCCATTCAGTATGGCTTTAATCCGGTTGGATATAGAGGTGATGCGCTTGGTTTCACTGAAAACAATTTGGTTGCTAAGGCTTCTGTAGGAGAGGTCACTGTCACCACCCCTGCTAGTGGTGGCATTTCCGTTACTGGGGTATCAGGCACAGCAGCAACTGGCTCCGTCACGGTAACTGAGCCTTCTATTTCTGTCACTGGGGTGTCCGGAACCGCAACGCCTGGATCTGTTACGGTTACTACCAATGTTTACATCGTAACTGTGGCTAGTGGCACTAATTCCTATGGTACGGGTAATAAGTTTTATATTGATGGCGTTGTGAGCCCAACGCTCAGTTTAGCAGAGGGCAGCACGTTCAGATTCGATCAGTCAGACTCATCTAATAGTAGCCATCCGCTCAGATTTTCTAGTACGCCAAACGGAACACATGCTGGGGGAAGTGAGTACACCACAGGGGTTACTACGTCAGGGACGGCTGGTCAGGCTGGTGCGTATGTTCAAATAACTGTCGCAAATTCTGCCCCAACCCTCTATTACTACTGCACCAACCATAGTGGTATGGGCGGAACGGCGAACACACCATAGGTGGACAAATGAGCTATACATACGCAACATTAAAGCAGGCCATCCAAGATTACACGGAAAATACGGAGACTTCGTTTGTAACTAATCTGCCTCTTTTTATACGATCTGCAGAAGAACGCATTTTAAAATCGGTTCAACTAAACCTGTTTAGAAGAAATGCTTCGGGAGTTATGTCTCAAGGTAATAAGTATCTTAGGGTGCCAGATGACTTTTTAGCGCCGTATTCCTTGAGCTACACCAGTAGTTCGGAAGAGGTTTTTGTGGAGTTTAAGGACGTTAGCTTTATACAGACGTACAACCCAGACTCAACAGTTACGGGTTTGCCAAAGTACTATGCCTCGTTTGATGTTAGTAATTTTATCTTAGCTCCAACCCCAAATGCGTCCTTTACTGCGGAGCTTCATTATTTGTACCGACCTGCGAGTATCACTGCTGGGTCAGATAGTGGCACAACATGGTTAAGCGAAAATGCAGAGTTAAGCCTATTGTACGCTTCGTTGATAGAGGCGTATATTTTTATGAAGGGGGAGCAAGACGTTATGGGAATGTATGATAAGCGGTTTCAAGAATCTTTGATTGGATTGAAACTACTGGGTGAAGCTAAAGAAACCACGCAAAACTATCGCGTTGGTCAAGTTGTGAGGGAGAAACAATGAATATGTCCGTGCAGGCGTCTATGGGAAGTGACTTTAAAGTTGAGGTTCATACAACCAACAACAGGGGGTCTACTCCTGAAGAGGTGGCTAACCGTTGCATAAACAAAATGGTGGAGGTTTCCGCGACAGCACATCCTGTTTTGCGGGAGCAAACGATAGAATATAAAAGCAGCATAGAGAAGCTTTTAGTGCTGTATATGAAACAGGCTATCCAAGGGGACCGTACTACGGTATATAATGCAATTAAACAAGCTGGTCATCCTGAACTAGCTGAACATATAAGGAAACTTTAATATGGCTTTTTCTGGAAACGCCCTTTGCACCTCGTTCAAAAAAGAACTCATGATAGGTGTTCATAACTTCACGGCTGCGAGTAATGTTTTTAAGCTGGCGTTATTTACTAATAGTGCCGTCCCCTCAGACATGGGCGGCTCTGGTAGCACTATGGATGGAAGTGTTACAACGTATGCTACTAATAACGAAATTAGTGGCACTAACTACACCGCTGGGGGCCAGCTATTAACCAGTGTAACGCCAACCATTAGCGGTACAACGGCCTTAACAGATTTTTCGCCTGATGAAGTGTTTTCTAACGTAACAATCTCTTCTGTTCGTGGCGCATTAATTTATAATTCAAACCCAGTGTCGGGTGGCGGAACACCCGCTGTTTGTGTTCTGGATTTTGGCAGTGATAAATCGGCTAGTTCTGGCGATTTTACGATTGTTTTTCCTACGGCTGACGCAAGCAACGCGATTATTAGGATAGCTTAAACGAGTTACTTTCGGAGCATAAAATATGGTGGTGCTTGTAAACAGGGCTAAGATGTCTACGTCCACTACAGGGACGGGGACCATAACTCTGGGTTCCGCTGTAGCGGGATTTCAAACCTTCGCAACTGCTGGGGTCGCTAACACAAACGTTGTGCGTTATGTGATAGAAGAAGGGACTAATTTTGAAATTGGTTCTGGTACATACACCTCGTCAGGTACGACCCTTTCTAGGACGCCTTCTGAAAGCAGTAATAGTGGAAACGCTATTACTCTAGGCGGTGCTGCAGAGGTTTTTATTACTGCCATTAATTCTGATATACAGCCCCAAAAGGGGGTTTTTTATGAAAACGATCAAACTGTTAGTGCAGATCATACGCTCACTTCTGGAAAAAACGCTGTTGCCGCTGGTCCGATTACAATAGCCAGCGGTGTAACGGTCACGGTGCCTTCTGGCGCAGCTTGGTCGGTGGTATAAATGGGTACTTTAAAGGTAGACACGGTTACTAATGTAGCAGGTAGCGGAGCGCCTAATGCAACTGCGGTGACGGTAGACAATGTTGCGCTTTCTTCAATTCCGCAAATGGAATATGTTGCTTCGGCTAGTGCGCCAACCTCTCCTTCCGTTGGTTCGCTTTGGTATAGCACCACTTCAGATGCCTTTTATATGTGGGATGGAACACAATGGAATACGATTACGTTTACGCCGCCGCCGCCAGCCTTCTTTGGTAGTCGCGGTATCTTTACTCCGGGGCAACAATCTGCTTTTCCAACTGTTTTTGCAAATGTACTTGATTATGTGACTATTGCATCTTCGGGCAACGCTACTGATTTTGGAGATTTAACGTCTTCTGGTACGGGTACTTCTGCAGTTTCTAACGGAACTCGTGGCTGTATTACGCTAGGTCAGGACACATCATTTGGTTTTAGGAACGGCATAGATTATATAACCATTTCTACGCCGGGAAATGGAACTGATTTTGGGGACTTAACTTCAGTAAGAGGATTTACAATAGGGGTACACGGAACCACTCGTGGATTGTTCGGTGGGGGCTATGAAAGTGGCTATTCTCAAAGTAATATAATTGATTACATTACCATCGCTAACGCGGGGAACGCTACAGATTTTGGTGACTTAACGGTTTCAAGGTATAGACCCGCTGCTCAACAAGATAGCACAAGAGGATTGTTTGCGGGGGGCGGGGGGCAAAATGTAATTGATTACGTTACTATTGACACCGCAGCAAACGCCACCGATTTTGGTGATCTTATTTCTGGCACTAGCGGTCTTCCTTCTGGTGGAGATATTACACATGCGGTATTTGCATTTAATTATGGTAGTCCCTCAAGCAATCTTTGTTTTGTAACAATACAAACAGCAGCAAACGCCGCCTCCTTTGGAAACTTAAATGCAAGCAACAATCTGGGAGCAGGGAATTGTGGGGACAACACCTACGGTTTATTTGCGTTAGGTAATGCCCCTAATGAAAGCAATATTATAAGCCGCCTCACAATATCCACTCAAGGAAGTGCTACGGATTTTGGCGATTTAACGGCTGCTCGAAAAGACTTAGGTGGGTTAGCAGGAGGTTAAACAATGAGCACTGTAACTGTAGCCAACATAGAAAGCCGTAGCAGTGGCGCAACTTCTTTTAGTCAAGGCTTAACGGTTGGCGGCGTAGATATAAAAACTTTGGTTGCCGTTACAGAATATCACACGGGCGGCACACAGCCGTCTAGTGCTGCTAATGGAGCTATTTGGTGGGATGGTACTAATGTTCAGCAGTATGTTAATGCGGGTTGGATTACTTTAAGCGGCAGTTTCCCAGCGCCCTTTGGTGATAGGGGTTTGGTTGCTGGTGGTAGCAATAGTTCTGTTGATATTAGACAATTTACCATCCCTACTGCCAGCAACGCCACTGATTTTGGTGATCTTACTATAAATAGGCAACGTGCTGGGGGGTGTTCAAGCGGCTCTCGGGGCTTGTTTATAAGTGGAGAAGACTCTAGTAACCAAGCCATACAATCCATTGATTATGTGACTATTGCGACTGCTGGAAATGCGGCTGATTTTGGGGATTTGCTTGCAGCGATCTTTAGCCCCGCAGCATGTGCAAGCACTGTTAGAGGCGTTGCAGCGGGTGGAACGACTAGCGGCGGACAAAAGTCAGACGTAATTCAGTATGTGACTATTGCGACTACGGGAAACGCCACGGACTTTGGGGATTTAACGGTTGCTTTAAATCAATTTTATGGATGTAGCAACGGCTCTCGTGGGGTGTTTTGCGGCGGAAATGATGGCGTTGGTTCTGATTATGCCAGCAATGTCATGCAGTATATTACGATTGATACTGCGGGAAACGCCACAGATTTCGGTGACTTACTTTCGGACCTGAGAGATACTTCTGCTTGTTCTAATGATACTCGTGCAGTGATTGCAGGGGGTTTCTATGACGGTTCACACAGTAACGTAATTCAGTACATCACGGTTGCCTCGACAGGCAACGCCACTGACTTCGGTGATTTACTTTCAGCCAACAGCGTGATGGCGGCTGTTGCTAATTCTACACGGGCTGTATTTTCGGGAGGAGATAACGGAGGAGCGACTGAAGATATGTCCTACGTCACTATTGCTACCACAGGCAACGCTACTGATTTTGGTGATATGCTTAACTATAAAACCAGCATGAACGGCGCATGTTCAGGGGATTAACAAATGAGTACACTTAAAACAGACGCCCTAGGGTCAGTAGATTTCCCTCAAGATGTTTTGGTGGACGGGGTTGCTAATTTAAAACGTGTCGTGACGAGTTCAACGTCAGCCCCATCTAGTCCGGCTAATGGAAACGTGTGGTATGACACCAGCAATGAAGTCTTTAAAATATATGTAAACAACGATTGGTTTACGATCACTTCGTCTGCGGCGGGGTTTGGTGTAGGCTCTCGCGGTGTGTTTGGCGGGGGGTATAACAACAGTGCCGCAGATATTAATACAATGGATTACATTACGGTAGCCTCTCCCGGAAATGCTGCGGATTTTGGAGATCTTACATCCGTTATGAGACAACTGGCGGGGGCTTCTAATGGCACTCGTGGTGTTTTCGGCGGTGGGTATAATTCGTCTTCTCCGTATTATTACAATGTTATACAGTATATTACAGTAGCCTCTGCCGGAAATGCTACAGATTTTGGGGATTTAACTTCTAGTAGGAGTAATCTGGCTGGTACGTCTGGTAGCACACGCGGATTATTTGCTGGCGGAGGAGGTTCCGGTGGCTATGTAAATACTATTGACTACATTACGATTGCAACCACTGGAAACGCGACTGATTTTGGCGATTTAACTGTTGCTAGGGGTTTTGTTTCTGGGGCCGCATCAGCGTTTCGTGCCGTGTTTGCTGGCGGTTCCAGTAGTAGTGCCTCCCTAAATGTTATTGACTACGTTACGATTGCAACCACAGGCAACGCGACTGATTTTGGCGACCTGCTTACTAGTACTTACACCGCTGCGTCTGGGTGTAGTAATGGCGTTAGGGCTGTGTTTGTTGGGGGAAATGGTGCTCCCCACAGCAACGGTATGGAATATATAACTATAGCAACCACAGGCAACGCGACTGATTTTGGCGACCTGCTTACTACGCTGGACGCTATGGGTGTTCTTTCTGACGGCACGAAGGGCGTGATTGGTGGGGGAAATGCTTCAGGTGCCGGAAACACCGGAAGCAACGTAATTCAATATATAACTATATCAACCACAGGCAACGCAACTGATTTTGGCGATTTAACTGTTGCCAGAAGATATTTAGCGGGTCTTTCAGGAACATAACGGGGAAAAATGAACAGCTTAACTAAGAAGATAGACGTTGCTTTTAGTCTACCAGCTATATCAGCGGATAAGATAAATGCGGCGGCAGTTGCTAAAGTAAACGAAATGCTTCCAGAGTTGGATGCAAAAACAAGAGCGTTTGACCGCAACAACAGCCAGCACACGTTGTCTCTGATGACGTTGACGATGCTAAACGGTCAGTCGCCCATGCGAATGATGCGACAAGTTATGTCGGAAGTTGAAAAGAGAAAGATGGCTTTAGCCGAGGCGCAGGTAAATCACGCTAAATCGGTTAAAGAACTTGAGGAGCTTTCTGGAAAGGATGACCCCGTTTCTATAGCTGAGTTTCGTCAGAAAAGTGTTGGCTTAGACGTTATGGAAAGCAAGATAAACGGCTCGTTCAAGGACATTGCAACACTGATTGATGCTTACGAAAACATTAAAGAAGTGAACGGCATTGATGATTGGAGCGAAGAGGATTTTGAGAACGAAGAAAAACGTCACCACGTTCGTCGCGGGTTCGAGCTTATGTACCGAAATCTTTTGGATGGTGGCCGCGCTCAAACAGCGACGATTGAATACTGCCAGCAATATGGCGTTCACCCGCAGGTTTGTTTGACGGAAGTTTCAGGGTATGTAAAATATACGGGCGAAGCAATCGCCAAAGGAAAGCTGCCTCACGCTAATGAGCTAGAAGATTTTTTAGATCAGATGGCGGATAAATACACGGTCAATGTAGACAAGACTTCTGAGCGTTTATTTGGTAAGTCTAAGTTAGCTAACACCGATTACATGCTTAAACTGGAGAAAAAAGATGATACTTGAGTATAAGTTAGACGCGGGGCCGCAAGGTATGCACTGTCCTTATTGGGTAGATAATGGCGGTTATTATCCAGACCCAGACAATTTTACAATGGTGGGCGTTAGCCCCACTAAACGCGAGTATAAGGTTCCGGATAGCGTAACTAAACTTACAAAAGACCAGCTTACTACGCGGGTATTAGATATTCACAGGCGTTACCCCATGGTGGATGGGACAACTAATAAAACAATGACCACGCAGCAAGTAACGGATAATGTTGCGGCATGGTGTACCGCATTCGATAGTTAAGGGTTTAACCGATGCTGGGCTTTTCTCCTCTTGGCGCTGCGCCACTAGCTAGTTCAGCTACGTTTTCCACAGAAGTATCTGTTACAGGTGTTTCTGCAACAGGTTCTGTTGGTAGTGTAACGACTACAAGCGCAGCGGATATATCTGTTACGGGTGTTTCTAGTACAGGTTCTGTTGGCAGTGTAACGACTACAAGTGCGGCGGACATTTCTGTCACAGGTGTTTCTGGGACGGCCTCTGTTGGTAGTGTAACAACTACAAGCGGTCTTTCTGTTACTGTCACAGGTGTTTCTGGGACGGCCTCTGTTGGTAGTGTGACTACCACGAGTGCGGCGGATATATCTGTTACGGGTGTTTCTAGTACAGGCGCTGTTGGTTCTGTCACCACAACCAGCACTGCGGACATTTCCGTCACGGGTGTTTCTGCCACAGGCGCTGTTGGTTCAGCCACTACTACTACTGCTGTAATCAATAATGTCACGGGTGTTTCTGGTACAGGTGCGGTTGGTTCCCCTACCGTTACAGGTTTTGCAACTGTCACTCCGACAGGAGTATCCGCCACGGGTGGCGTTGGTGCTGTTACTACCACCAGCACTGCTGACATATCCGTTACGGGTGTTGCTGGTACAAGTGCTGTAAGTGGCGTGGCTACTACTACAGATTTAGATATAGGTGTTACAGGTGTTGCTGCCACGGGTTCTGTGGGCTCTGTATCCATCGTAAGCAGCTCTGTCTTGTCCGTTACAGGTATTGCATCTACAGGTTCTGTAGGTTCCGCGATAACTACTCTTGGAGCAACAGTTCCTGTTACGGGAGTTGCTGCTACAGGCTCCGTGGGCAGTGTTTCTACCACTAGCGGTGCAGACATTTCTGTCACGGGAGTTTCGTCCACGGGTTCTGTTGGAGGCGTTTCTGTAACAATAGATTCCGATGTTCCCGTTATAATGGGTGAGGCGCTTCAAGCGTTTACTGACGGTCTTTTTGTGGGCGGCGGCGGTGTTAGTGGTGACGCAAATGTTTCTGCCACGGGAGTTTCTGCCACGGGTGCGGTTGGTTCCACTACGACTACTTCTTCTGCAGACATATCGGTTACAGGCGTAGCAGGCACGGGTGCGGTTGGTTCCACTACGACAAAATCTACCGCGAATATTGCTGTTACAGGCGTAGCAGCTACAGGAATTATTGGAACCACTTCAATTACTGCAGACAGCACTCTATCGGTTACAGGGGTTTCTGGTACAGGTGCGGTAGGATCGCCCATAGTTCAAATTGATGTAGATGTACCCGTCACGGGCATAGCAGCTACAGGAGCAGTTGGTTCTTCTACCGCTAGCGTTGACAACCCTGTTTCTGTCACAGGCGTTGTTGGTACGGCGGAAGTAGGAAATGTTTTGGTTTGGTCAAAGATTGAACCAGATCAAACGTCTAATTTCTCTAGTATAACTCCTTCGCAATCTTCGGGGTTCTCTAGTATAACCCCCTCACAAACTCCGTCTTGGACAGATATCGCTGCGTAGTTGATTAAATGACTTGGCATGGGTATAATCCAAGCATATTTATAGTTGAGGTCCCGTCATGGCTACATACACCGCATCTAACGCTATTAAGAAAATAACCACGGGGGATGAATCGGGTTCGTGGGGCAATAGCACCAACAACAACTTCGACATTATAGATCGTGCTGCGAACGGCTTTGTTTCTATCTCTCTGTCCAGTACTTCTTACACTCTGGCGTTATCAACTACGGCTGTTTTGTCCAACGGACATTACAAGGCAATAAACTTTACTGGAACTCCGGGCGGAACTTGCACGGTTACATTAGAGCAAAACGACAAAGCTCGAATGTATATGATCCTCAACAGCACAAACCAAAGCCTGTCTATTACGCAAGGCTCCGGATCGAACGTCACTATACTTGCTGGAAAGTCGGCTATTATTTTAGCTGATGGTGCAGGATCGGGGGCGGCTGTTACTGATTTCACCTCACTTGTTAGTATCTCAGAGTTGGACGGTGTTACTGCGGGTACGGTGACCGCTAGTAAGGCGGTTGTTGTTGATGCCAACAAAGACATTACGGGCTTTAGAAATATTACAGCTACGGGCGATGTTGATATTGATGGCACCACTAATTTAGATATCGTAGATATTGATGGAGCGGTAAATATTGCTGCAGCTACAACTATAGCAACCGATAATAAAATACAGTTTAGAGATACGGGCCTGTACATTAATTCCAGTGCGGATGGTCAGCTTGATATCGTTGCAGACACCGAAATTCAAATCGCGGCAACAACGATAGACATTGATGGTGCAGTGGTTTTAAATGGCGCAATTACAGGGGCCACTGACATTACCTTGTCAGGTGAGCTAGATGCCGCAACATTAGATATATCGGGTAATGCAGACATTGATGGTACGTTAGAAGCAGACGTTTTAACAGTTGATGGCGCAGCAGCTAAAGTTGCGGGTCTGGAAACTATTTATGTTCCATCAAACGCTATGTATCCAAACACTACAAATGGTTGTGCCTTTGCTACTCAAGTTGAGTTATCAAATGGCCCAGAAATAAAAGTGTTAGACTTTGATCCAAGCTCTGATGAAAATGCTCAGTTTACCGTGTGCTTTCCTAAATCTTGGAACGAAGGCACGATTACGTTTCAACCTTTTTGGACTGTTACAGGAACAGATACAGGCACAGTGGCTTGGGGCTTGTCGGGGGTTTCTATAGCAAACGATGGTTCTATTAACACGGCGTTTGGAACCAATGTTGTAACCACTGCCAAGGCGTTTAGTGGCACATCTAATGACCTAATGGTTTCTGACACAAGCGGTGCAGTTACTATTGCTAGTGCTGCGGTAGATACGCAAACGTACTTTCAAATTATGCGAGATGTATCGGCTGATTCACAGACGGGAGACGCACGGTTGTTGGGAATAAAACTGTTCTTTACGACAGACGCAAAGAATGATGCTTAATGACTTCTTTTGGATATAACGTACTGGGATTTGGCGCGGGTGGTGGGTCACGTTACACAAGCCAAGTATTTTCATTTTCTGTGGGGGTATCGCCGTATACACCCAGTAGCGATGTAAAATCAGCCCTGTTCATGGTGTTTGGTGCGGTTGGTACTCAACCAAGCGTGGGAAATGATGTCGCCAATTCGGGTGGTGGGGGAGGGTATGCTGAAAAGTATGTGTCATCTTTATCTAGCAGTTACCCTGTAACTATAACTTCTGGGGGAACTACCAGTGCGGGTGGTGCAAGTGTCATCAGCAGTGGGAATTCTAACATGATTCCCGGTTATGGCTACGCTGGAGATTTTCTTGCTAATGGTGGGTACGGGGCCTCTGGCAGTTTGTACAACACCAATGCACGGGGAGGATCAGCGGCGGGTGGTAGCAGATGCGGCACAGGTGGCAACGGCGGAACTTCAGGTGGCACTACTCCCGGTGCTTCAGGGGCAATAGGTAACAGCGGTAATGAAGTGGCTGGCGTCTTTGATTTGTCGCCGTATGGAATTAATTTTGCGTACACTAGAACAGATAGTTATGGTGCTGGGAGTGGGGTGCCTGTTTTTAGCTCCACAGGAAAACCCGAAGAAGATACGTTAGCCGCTAATTGTGAAACTGCCGCTGTTGGTGGTGTTAATACAGGTGTTCCGGGCTGGACGAGTAGTTCGGGCTACACGGGTTCTGTGTTAATAATAGAATTTTACTAGGGGTTTAATATGCCATTAGCCAACTTAAAATTTAAGCCCGGAATTAACAAAGAAACTACTCCGTATTCTGAAGAAAACGGCTGGGTAGATTGTGACAAAGTACGGTTTCGGTTTGGGTATCCTGAGAAGTTAAACGGCTGGGAAAAAAATACCAACAACGCTTTCTTGGGAATATGCCGTGGGATGCACGAGTTTGTGGCATTGAGCGGTGAAAAGTTTTTGGGCCTTGGGACAGAATTAAAGTTCTACATTAAAGAGGGTACTGATTTTAAAGACGTTACTCCGGTTAGGCAAACAACATCTGCGGGGGACGTTACCTTTTCTGCTACAAACGGCTCGTCCGTAATTACAGTAGCCGACCCCAATCATGGTTGTGTAGCGAATGACTTTGTTACATTCTCTGGTGCGGCTTCTTTGGGCGGCAACATTACAGCGAACGTCCTTAACCAAGAGTATCAAGTCACAGAAGTTGTAGATGGCAACACCTACAAAATATCTGCAAGGACCGTTAGTACCATAGACAGTGTTACTGTTTCTGGTGGTATAAGCGTCACTGCCGTCACTGCTAACGCTAGTGATACGGGTAACGGTGGTAGTAGTGTTGTAGGAACCTATCAAATTGGTACGGGTCTTAATAGCTCAGTGTTTGGCACGGGTTGGGGCGCAGGAGTTTGGGGTGGAACAACTACGGGCGCTCTTACTACAACGGTAAATGAAGGCGGTACACTTTCTGCTAGTGACACCACTATCACTGTGGCTAACACTACGGGTATTGTAGCCAGTGACATTGTTCTTATAGATGACGAACTTATTCTGGTGGGCGGCATAAGTTCCAACGATTTAACAGGCTGCACCAGAGGACATAAAGGCACCACTGCCGCTACTCATGCGGATGTTTCTGCCGTTAGACTTGCAACAGGTAACGCGGAGACAGCGGACGATTTTTCTGGCTGGGGATTGGCCCTTGTTTCAGGAACAATCACGCCTTCTGCAAACCTACGTATTTGGACACAAGACAACTTTGGCGAAGACCTGTTGTTAAATGAAAGAAACGGCAGAATTTATTACTGGGACAAAACAAATGGTGTAGGTACACGAGCCAAGTTCCTAACAGATAGCGCCTTGAGCCTTGGCACACGAACCTCGGTTCCTACCATAGCCACGCAGGTTCTTTTATCTGACAGAGATAGGCATGTAATTGCGTTTGGCGCTGACAGTCTTGGTCTGACTTCTTCTGCGACAGACGGCAATGGGGTCCAAGACCCTTTGTTGATCCGGTTTAGTAGTCAAGAAGATCCTGTAGATTGGTATCCTACCTCTACCAATACAGCGGGTGACTTGCGTATAAGTTCTGGTTCTAAAATTATTCAGGCAGTAGAAACACGACAACAGATCTTGGTGTTTACGGATGTTTCTATCCACGCGATGCAATTCCTTGGACCGCCGTTCACATTTGGTATAACTTTACTTTCTGAAAACATTACCATCGCTAGTCCCAAGGCTGCGGTTGCGGTGGACGATGCGGTATTTTGGATGGGATCGGCAGAGTTCTATGCGTTTACTGGTGCGGTTCAAAGAATACCCTGCACTGTGCGTGACTATGTGTTTAACGATATAAACACGGCTCAGTCTGATAAGATCGTTGCGGGAGCCAACGTGTCGTTCTCAGAGGTGTGGTGGTTTTATCCGTCTGCGGACTCAACCGAGAACGACAGGTATGTGGTTTACAATTACCTTGAGAAGCTTTGGTTTATAGGAAACCTAGCTAGAACGGCGTGGTTGGATCGTGGTATTTCTTCGTTGCCTCTTGCAGCGGGAACTAACAACTTCTTGTACAACCAAGAAGTGGGCGCACAAGATGACGGCGCGGCTATGACCTCGTTCATTGAGTCTGGAGATATGTCGATTACGGAAGGTAATCAGTTCTCCTTTATCAGTAGAGTAATACCGGACATTAACTTTAGGGAAACTGTTGATACGTCCTCTATGGATTTTATTATGGAGACCAAAAGTTTTCCGGGCCAAGCTGATCAAAACTCCTCAACAAACACTGTGTCCAAAACATCTAGTACGCCTGTAGATCAGTACACGAACCAGTACTTTACAAGGTTACGGGGCCGTAGCTTTACACTCAAGCTACAATCTACAGATGCAAATGTCCTTTGGAGATTGGGTGTGCCTCGTGTAGATATTAGACCAGACGGGAGAAGATAATGGCTACTAGCACCCCAGCACCGTTCTTTCCGATACCACCTCAAGAGTACAGCCAAGAGTATTTAAATGAGGTAGTTCGTTCCTTTTCTGTTTTTTTAAATCAGTTTAACAACACTCAACAAGTGGCAGATGATGACACGACTGCCCTAAGCTGGTTTATGGGCTGATGGCTAACGCATATGTAAACGCAAAGGTTGATCTTACGACCACAGACATAACTACGTTGTATACATGTGGTCAGTTTACAACTGCGATTGTAAAATCTATTCTTGTGTCCGATGATAGTGGCAGCGGCGACACTCTAACACTGACGCTGACTAGCGGAGCAAGCGTGTTTAGTTTATATAAGGACAAGGCTGTTGGGGCCAAGGGTACGGTTGAATTACTAACGTCCCCACTTGTGGTTCAAGCAGATGAAATCTTAAAAGTCACGGCTGGAACGGCGGACAGGTTACACGTTGTAGCTAGTATTTTGGAGATTACCTGATAAGATGATGTCAAAAGGATTTAAGCCATGGGTCTTATAAAATCATTAGCTGGGTTAGCCGGCCTTGCGGTTGGCGGACCACTGGGCGCAGCTTTAGCTGTAGGTGCTACTGAAGCCGCGCAGGGTGGAGACTTTAAAGACATCTTGGGCAGTGGTTTAAAAGGGTTCTTTGGCGGTACGGCAATTACCTCTGGTATAGGCGCCCTCCAAGGTGCCGGCTTGATGAACACTGCAAGCCCCGCGGCCTTGGCTCAAGCGGGAGGTGCGGCGGGTAAAGCAATGCCTTTCAGCGGAATGGCGGGTGGCGGCAGCGGTGGTGGGATTGCATCTCTGGGTCGAAACATATTTGCTGGTGGACCTGCCGGCGGTAGTAGCAGCAGCTCAGGTTTGCTGGGTTTAATGAGAGACAACCCGTTGCTAACGTCCCTAGCGTTACAGGCTTTTGATGAACAGCAATATCCAGACGGTGTTAAAACCAGCACTCCCCTGCAAGAAAGACAATTAGCTACTGGAGAAAGACTGCCCGATTACAAAGGTGAGGTTTATACTCCAATGCGTTACGCAGCGCAGGGTGGCATGATCGAAGGACCAGGGACCGGCACCAGTGATGATATCCCCGCAACGATCTACCAAAACGGAGAGCCGGTACAAGAAGCACGGTTGTCTGACGGTGAGTTTGTTCTTCGTGAGAAGGATGTTCTGGCTGTTGGTGATGGGGACAGAGAAAAAGGCGCCGCTCGATTGTACGCGATGCAACGGAATATAGGATAGGGCCATGGCTGATCAGACACAAACTCAGTTAAGTGGGATATTTCTTCCGGAGTACCAAGAGAAGTATCTGAAAGACCTGCTGGCTAACGTTACAGATATAAGTAAAACTTCCCCTTTAGGAGATGTAGCGGCACCTGATGTCATGCAGTTTACTCCAAACCAGCTAGAGGCAATCCGCCTTGGTCGGGCAGGGATTGGCGCCTACGAGCCCATGATGCGGGAGGCAGAGGCTAGTTTCGATACAGCGGGAACAGCATATGGCTCTGGTGTTTCTGCATTAGGCGGAACCATGGGTGGTTTTGATCTAAGCGGCTATGCTGGTGATGTGACCGAGGGGCAAGAAGGACTGCGCGGAACAACCCGTACCTTTGCAGATAGCGCCGATCAGTACATGAACCCATATGAAGATGCCGTTGTTCAACAGGCGTTGGCTGACATTCAAAAGGCGGGACAAGAACGTGCCACTCAAATTGGTGGAGCCGCAGCTGGAGCGGGAGCTTTTGGTGGATCTCGTTTTGCTGTAGAAAACGCTTTGCTTAACAGGGATATTTTAGAACAATCTGCCAGGACAGCAGGGCAACTGCGTCGAAGTGGTTATGAAAGTGGACGCCAAGCTTTTGAAAATCAATTAGCTCGAGAAGGTCGGGCTGCTACGGGCATCGTAAACATGGGCAGTGATTTGGCAAACAAGGGCATGTCTGCTTTTGAAAACCAGATGAACCGCGGCCAACAGGCCAGCCAGATCTTTGGGCAACTGGGCCAAGGTATCGCTAGCTTGGGGGCTAGGGAAGCGGCATTAGGAAATCTAGCACAGACATCCGCACAGAGTGATGTCAATGCGCTCTATAACATCGGGTCGTTGGAGCAACAGCAGCAGCAACGTGAATTTGATGTGCAGCGGCAAGGACAAATGGAACAGGCTTACGAGCCTTTTAGAAGATTTAGCTACATGTCTGACATCTTCCGTGGCGTTCCGTCTACTAGCAGCACTTTATCGCAAACCACTGTGCCATCACCCAGCCCACTTAACGCTGTTTTAGGTAATACAATGGGGCTTGGGGCCTATCAAAACTTCTCCGGTTATAGTTAAAGGATCAACGTTATGCAGAATGAGGTCTTTAATCGGAGGTTGTTTCAACGCAAGGATGGCGCTCGGACGCGGCTTAACCAACTGGCTAGGGCCGATCAGCCTTCGGGCATACTTGCATCCAGCCAACCCTTGATTGATGAGGCGATGAAGTCGGTTCGCAGACCGGAAACCTCAGCCATACCTATGGATGTCGCTAAGGGTATGAGCGCGGGAAGAGCCGATGGTATGCCCATGGCCCCCGCACCAATGCCTATGCCTATGCCTATGCCTATGCCTATGGCACCACCTCCTGCACCAATGCCCATGGCCCCTCCTCCACAACAGATGGCCCAAGCACCACAGCCACAGCCACAGCCGCAACCTAACCTTAATCCTATGCGCCCTGGTGTTAAGACTATGCAGGAAGGTGGAGAGACTACTCCTATGGGGCCAATGAATGCTGTCTATGAGGAAGAAACTCCCTTTGGTCAAATAGACATTACCCAGCTTGCAGGGACCGTGGTTCAAGCTATTGGGGTCATTGATGATCCGGATGTGGATGATACTGGCAAAGCGAAATCTTTAATTGTCATGGGGGGTGGTGACCCTGACAAACCTTTAAAAGCAGAAATGGATAAAGTGAGTTCTAAGTTAGGACTTCCTAAAATAAATCCTAAGAACTCTCTTCCTAAAATACTTAAACAGGTCAGGGGTGATCTTGGCAAGATGGCGGAGTCTGAGGCATTCTTTGGCATGGCCGCGGACAAAGATCCCAGAGCCGCGTCTGCCTTTGGTAGAGCCATGGGCAAAGCGCAAGGTACTCAGATGGCTCTTGAGGCTGATGCTCAGAAGACTGCGTTGGCTAACGCTGAAGCAGAGCGCCTGTTGAGACTGAAGGCAGCGTTGACGCCTCGGACAGGGGCAGGAGGAGCTTTTTCTAAAGCAGAACCATTTTCGGATGTTGCCGCAAGGTTTACCGCAGAGTTAATTAAACAAGGTCTTGATGCTGAAGAAGCATATACGCAAGGACTATCTATGGCTAATGACTTGTTTGCAAATCAAGGCGGTGGGGCAGCGGCTCCTGCGAGTGGTGGCGGCGCGGGAACCCCTCCTTCAATAAATACTCAAGAAGAATTTGACGCTCTTCCTAGCGGCTCAGAGTACTATGACGGCGATACCTTGTTGAAAAAACCATAAAGGCAAGACCATGGCAGAAACAAATCGTTTCGGTGGAATACCGGTATCCCAAAAAGTTGAAACAACAAATCGTTTTGGAGGTGTCCCTGTTGATGTGGAAGAAGAAGATCGTCCGTTCCTTGAAGGTTCAATAGCAAAAGAACTGGGCGAAGGATTATTGTCCGGAGGGCTTGGAGCAGTTGAGGGCGTAATCGGTTTAGGAACAACACTTAAAGACGCTGTAGCAGGGACAGACACCACAACCAAACTCAACCAAAGTTTTCAAGAATTTAAAGATGACATGGGTATTGATCCGGAGGGTTTTGCTGGAACAATAGGCGAGGTCACAGGGCAGTTTGTAATACCAGGGCTTGGTGTAGCAGGAGCCGTGGCTAAAGGTTCTAAAGCTGTTCAAGCCGCAACCAAAGCCAAGAGAGCATTGACCGGAAAAGAAAAGCTAGTTCTTGGGGCTCAAGAAGCCGCAGCTATGGGCGGCGTAGACTTTGTGGTGTCCAATGATAACAACACAGTTATTGCTGATGTGTTTGATAGCCTGCCTCAAGATGCTTCCGATCTAGTAGGTGAGACAGGAACTAACAAGGCTTTGTTGCGTTTGGCAAAACGCACACAAATAGGTCTTGAAGGTGGGTTGATTGGCGGTGCAGTAACCGGTGCCTTTGCTGGGTTGGGCAAGACCCTTGGTCAATTAAAGAAAACAGGCACTGGCAGAGAGTTACAACAGGGTCTGTCTAACCTTGGGACAAAAATAGAAGACACCCTTGTTAAAAAGATGACCGCGGAACCCGGACAAGAGTTTGGGACATTTAAAAACAAGGCGATAGATTTAATTGCAGCCTCTCGTTACGGTGGATTTTTACCTAGGGCCGTGGCCGAAAAACAACTTGGTGTAGAGGCTCAAGTTCGCACTGCTGTTTCACAAGGCGAAAGAAACCTAAATGATTTGGACAAGGCTAGTAAGGCATTCTTCAGTAAAATGCCCAAAGACAAATCAAAGTTAGAAGAAGTTAACATAACAAACAATCTTTATGCTTACTTAACTAATTCAGGAGACAAGGCAGCGAAGGCACTATCGGCTCTTCCAAAAGAACTGCGGAACCCCGCAAAGAAGATGGCGGATCATCGCAATAGTTTAGCTAAATTAGTTCCCGAGTCTGGCTTTGTTAAAGGCGGTCTTGGAGAGACTGAAATCCCAGACCTAGGCAAAACGTTTAACGAAGTTTTAAACGAAGGTTCCGAGGAATACTTGCGGAGAGACTTTAAAGTATTTCAAGACTCTAAGTATATTCCAGATGACGAAACACTTGATGTTGCAAGGATGTATTTTAAACGAAACGATAAACTCACAGAAAAGATGTTGTCAGAAATTAAAAAAGCAGACATCAACAATACCCTGTTTACTGATGACTTTATAAAACGAAATGGCTTAACGGTGTCTGGCGGAGGTGACGATCTTAAAGTTACTGTTGGCGGAAAAGTTACTGACGAAGTAGCAAAAAAAGCAAGAGATGCTTTTCTCGACCAATACAGAGTACTTAACAGATCCACTGCCAAGAAGGGCGCAGGGCGTGTAGCTAAGGACCGCTTGGATACTGGTATGTTTATCCAACGGAAGAAGATAGCTCCCGAGTTACGCAGATTAATGGGAGAGGTAACGGATCCCAGAGAGGCTTACCTAAAAACAATAGCGGACCTAGCGCAGTTTACGGCCGTTGATAGTATGCAAACATCGGTTGCAAACATGGCTAAAAACAATGACGGTATTGGCCGCTTGTTTATTGGCCCTGAAAAGGTCACATCTGAAGCAGCAAAAACAGCATTAAAGAACAAGGGTTACGTCCAGCTTGGCGGCGAAGGTGGCATTGGATCCATGGCTGGCCCCGCAGCAATACAAGATGTAAAGAAACTGGATGAGATGATCAGCCGCTCTGGGTGGGGATCTCTTGATGGGTATTACGTTCCCGAGGATATCTATAACAGCCTGACAAACAAGGTGTGGTCTGAGGCAGATGCCGCAACACAACTATTTCAAGGCGCTTTAAACACGTTTGTTCGAGGCAAAGCCTTATCTCAATACTCTAAAACAATTCTATCTCCTGTTACGATGGTGCGTAACTTTACAACTGGTCATGCCTTTATGCTTGCTAATGGCAACCTTCCTTACGCACCTTTGGGCCGTGGCGCCAGTTCCGCAGATGCTTTTAAATTAGTTGCTGCCAACATATTTAAGGGCGGCGATGACCGGGTTCTTGAACTTCTTATGGACGCTCAAAACCGTGGGGTCATTGGCACGAATGCAGAGTTAAGAGAAATACAAGACGCCCTGCGTAAGGGTATTGATCGAGCAAGCGATGCTCCAAGCACTGCAATAGAAGGGTTGCTTGGTAAAAAAGCAGCGGGTCTTGCCGCAAAATCAAAGGTAGCAAAGGCATTTGGTAAAGCAGGGTATTACGCTGAAGGGCTATACCAAGGCGGCGATGATGTCATGAAGTTTATGAGCTATGCCGCTGAGGAGATGAAGCTAGCTAAGGCGTTAGACACAGTAGATGAAAAAACTGCGATAAAGTATCTGACCAAAAACGGAACTGATGTACCTCTTGATTTAAGCATGACCCCTAGCAAAGATGCCTACAAAGAGTTGTTAAAGCACCGCGCTGCCCAGATCGTCAGAGATACACTACCAAACTATACCAAGGGTGCTTCGGAGCTAGTTAAGTTTGGGCGCCGGTTGCCGTTTGGTAACTTCATTACCTTCCCTGCTGAGATACTGCGTACTGGGTTTAACATTGTTCAACAGGGTTTGGATGATATGTACTCAGGCATCCCCGCAATAGAGGCTAGAGGACGTAACAGGCTGATGAGCTTTGGTGCAACGACCATAGCTGCACCTGTCGCTGCGGTAGAGGCGGCGTACCAGTTCTCAGGTGTAGACCGAGAAGAGATGAAAGCATACAAAAGATCCTTTGCTCCACAGTGGGAAAAGGGCGCGGTCCTAGTGCCTGTTGGAAAAGATGAAGACGGTAAGATCCAGTACGTCAACTACAGTACGTTGAACCCATATGATACTCTAACTCGGTTTATGAACCGTGCTATGAACGAGGGTGATAAGGCTATTAAGGAAGGCCAAGATCCCGCGGATGCAGTAACTAACGTTATGTTCTCCACGATGGGTGAGTTCTTTGCTCCGTTTATGGATGAGGCTATCATAACTGAAGCGGCGATTGACGTATACAATGCGGCTAGTCGGAACAACGGAAGAACAAAGTCTGGCGCTCAAATATTTAACTCTCTTGATTCTAACCTGACCAAGGGCTTTAAATCCTTTATGCATGTGGCAAACACCATGATGCCTGGTTTTTTACCAATGGACTTTAAAGGTGGCGCTCCCGTGGCAGGCAGGTTCTCCCGTGGGCTGGTAGGAACAGAGGAAGGAACTTTCTTTGGAATTAAGTCTGAAGATAAGTTTGGCCGCGAAAGAACACTACTAACTGAATTAATCAGGGCTGGATCTGGCGTAAGCACTCTAGAGTTTGACCCTAAGAAAGGATTAGAGTTTGGGGGCTACCGTTTTCAACGCGGTCAAACCGAAGCAAAGCAGATGTTTAACAGGGTGGCCGATGACTCTGGAACCACTGCATCGGAGTTTGTGGATGCGTTCATTAAAGGTAATGAGGCAAAGCTGCGGAACGACAAGAGATACTACCAGATGTTTGAGGATCTCCGGGCCATGGGTTTGTCCGACAGCGAAATGCGTAGAGTATTAAAGGATAGCAATATTGGTTCTAGCGCCCGTAAGGTTATGCGTGGACAGTTTGATCCGTTTAAAGTTAGCTCCAAGAACCGCAAAGAAATGCGTAAGGCAGGAACTCAAGACGAGTTTAGGCTTGTAAACAAAAGAATAAATGAGATTAGAAAGTTAATGCGTGGCGCTTCTCTTGCGCCCGATGACAACCCAGATGTCCGGGCTCCTAACCTTGATACTCAGTTAGAAGCAGCGCCTGTGCCTGCGGCTCCTACAGGTAATAGATTTGGTGGCGTTCCCGTCACGGCTCCTACAGGTAATAGATTTGGTGGCGTTCCAATCCCCGCACTACCCACCCTGCCCCCAGGCCCTACGGTATTGCCTAACCCGCAGGACCAAGAGATACAGCGCCGGCTTAATCCATAACATCGACCTTCACACCAAGACCACCGAACAACTGGATCATATCGTTAACGTGTTCTGTCACATCCTCGATGATAGCGTCATCGTTTGAACAGACAGCAAGGCGCATAGTTATATCTACCACTTTCAACAGGGCTTGAACCTGCATGGGATGCATCTCTTTAAGCCCTACGGTATCAATCTTATCTTCCATCATTCTATCTCTCCCCAGTTGTCCTTGAGTTCCTCGTCTACCTTAGACGGAACCTTGAGTATATGTGATAAGCCTGTCTCCATGATCTCGGTTATCTTAGAGGCTTGCTTTTGGCTTTCTACAGAAAAGCATAGTTCATCATGGACCGTGAGCATAGGAACTAATCCCTCGGCATAGCAATCAGCCATGGCCTTCTTGGTTTGGTCCGCAGCGGATCCTTGGATCAGCTTGTTCAGCGCCTTGTATGTAAACGCCCTACGCAGGTACATCCCGTACTTTTCTTGTGCGTCCTTTAGAGCCAGTGGCTTGTTGTATTCAAACGTTCTAGGCTCCCACAGATCAAACCGGCACCTACGGCCTAGCAGAGTGCGTATAGAGCCCTTCTGAGAGGCGCGAGTGCTTGCAATCTCCGCTAGCCCCTTAACGAAAGGCACCTTGCTCTGGTGCGTCTGAAGCAGTGTGGTGGCCTCGGCTACGCTAATGTCCAACTGGTCTGCTAGCTTGGCCTTACCCATGCCGTACATAATCCCTAGGTTCACAGTCTTTGCAGACTTCCGATCAATGCCAGCGATGTCAGCAACCATCTGGTGCAGATCGATGTCCTTGGTTTGCCACTCATCAACAATACCATCCACCATCTGATGCCGGTGATCGTCATTCAAGCTAGCCGCAAAGTGAACCAACAACCGTGGCTCTTGGCTAGAGTAATCAAACGAACCCCACTTGCATCCGTCTTCGGGGATAAACAATCCGCGGATCATCTTCTTAATGTCTTTGTCCCGTGCAGGAATTTGCTGAAGGTTAGGGTTGGACGATGAGAAACGACCCGTAACTGTACCGCCGTCATCGCTCCGGAGTTGGTGAAACTCGCAGTGGATCCTGCCTTTGTGTGAGTGACGCAGGATGGTGTCGATGAACGTGCTGTCGGCCTTATCAAACTCCCGCAGCTTAACGATCTGTTGTGCTACAGGGTGAGGGTGCAGGTTTAAAAACTGCTTGGTAAAGGTAGCATTGCCAGCCGCAGTCTGTGCATACTCCAAGCCCAGTGAATCAAAGACCTTCTGAACAGAGGCCGCGGCCCATGGTTCAAGGTCCACACCTGTCTCATCACAAATGGATTTCTTTAGCCCGGTGATTCGGCCCTTCAATTCTTTCCGAACCTGCTCTGCTTGATCGATGTTTACTCTAACGCCATTGGTTTTCATTTTAAGCATGAGAGGAATGAGCCCTGTTTCCAATTCCCATATGGCCCAGAGGTCTTGCTTCTCCACCTCTATCTTCAACCGCTCCCATAGCTTGAGCGTCATTAAAGCATCCTGTTCCGCGTAGGGTCCAACGTCCATCGGAGGTAGGCGCCACATCTCGGACTTAGGATCAAACCCCCAATCACGGGCCGCTGCGCGAAGGGCCTTCTCGTCCTTCCGCATGTCGATCCAATCACGGCCTAGATTATTAAGGCTGTAGGAAAACCGGTTCTCATCCACAATAGCTCCGGTAATCATGGTATCAATAATCCGACCCTTTACCTCGATGCCTTCCGCTTGCAACCAACCGGCATCATACGTGGCGTTGTGCATGATCTTGTCGATCCGCGGAGTATCCATCTGCTTTGCAAACCACCGCATGGTCATCTTGGGATCTAGGTTGTGTCCGTTCTGGTGACGTATGGGAAAGTAGCCTTTGTAATCTCCTGCAGCTACAGCAATGCCCACGATGAAACCATCCCCTCGGGCCCAACCGGGTCCGAGAGACTTGAGGTTTGGATCGCTTGTTTCCAAATCAACTGCGATAGACTTGTATCCTGTTAGATCAGGGTACTCTGTTGGTATGTTCCAATCAGGATCTAACCGGTCAATGTCCATCCGATCAAGATAGTTGATCGTTGACTTGTCTTTTCGATCTCTTGCCATAGGCTTTCCTTGCTGCTTTGGTACTCTTTGGAACGTGCTTACTACAAAACTTCTTTTGTCTACCAACTAACGGGAGCCCACAAGGCTTGCCGTTGCGACCATCAATCTTCTGACATGTCTTTGGCTCAACGTATGGATCATACTCAGTGCCGAACAATTCATTAAGACCCGGCTCTAGGTATGCGGCTAAACGCTTGCGGGTCATGGGCCTAGGTTCAGGAGAATACTTCGCCATGGCATCTAATTCGTCCAACGTAGCAATCTTTAAAAGCTCTTTATAAACTTCAAGAACACCTTTTTCAGCCAAGTATTTCTTTTCTCGCTCGGCAAACTCTTTGGCATAATTCGTTGCTTCATTCACCCATTTCTTTGTTTCCACATCTTGAATCGTACCATCCCAAACAGGGGGCTCTTCCTCTATCTCTATCTCCACCACCACTCCTTCTGGTGGAACCTCCTGAAGAAGCTCTTCTAATGACTTGTCTTCATCCTCTCCAACCTCTTCAACCCTATCGTTATACTCATCTGCAACCTCCGCAGACAGGGCGGAATACCCAATCTTATCGATCCACGAATCTTCATGGTTTATGTTCACCAACAGCCGGCTCGTCTTCAGCCAATCCATCATCAGACCAACATGCATTGGGCTTACACACCCATGCGTGGCGAGAGCGTTCTTCGTAATTATGTCCCATCCCAAAGATATGGTGGTGAAACTGTTATATACATCGCCGTATTCTTCTTCTCGATCCCCGTTGATCTTGCTCCACGCATCGTCTAGTAAATCTTCTCTATTCATAGCTGGTACTTATACCTCTTATCTGTATCTAGTATGTGCAATTCTTTTCGGGCGCGTGTTATGCCCACATAGAATGCCCGATGCTCATCATCTGGGTGCTTGCTTTCTGCACATACTCTTGGTATACCTAAATACACCACGCAATTGTCGTCTTCTCCTCCCTTCATAGCGTGGAACGTCGATAGTTTAAGGCGCGGGGTCTTGGTGAGATCTTCCCCGCGCCTTTCAATTGACCGAACGTATAGCTTCTGTTCCCTACCAAACCGTGCCACATCCATTGCATCCGTATATAACGGAGCAATCATTCCATAATCACGCACCAAGGTTTCGTAATCCAACATCGCTTCTGGATCCGCAGCGTCTAGCAATCTAGCAGAGCCCCGCTTTACAACAGCATAGTCCCCCTGCTTTGGTACAGACGCATACATCTTCTTAACGCGGCGCAGCGACAGAGGGTTACCTGCTTGTAGATCACGCCAAGCAATGATCACATCTACTGCATCTGGGTTGATAGAAGGCCGACCCTTAACACTGTATAGGTATCCGTCTTCCCTTAAAGACTCTGCAAACTCACGCACAAAACTGTTGGTTCTAGCCATGATTGTCCACGAACCCTTGTGGTACGGAATTGTGTGCCGGCTTAGGTGGTATTCAACCAAGCCTTCTTCCTCCATGGGTAGAAACTCTTTCTCAATCCGGTTGTCGATCCGCTTTACAACCTGCTGAGACAAAGACCAAACGGCCCGAGGCAACCGGTACGACTGTGATAGGATTGTCTTGTTGTCTGTCGCGTTGATAAAACGATTAACATCAACGCCGGTCCATCGGTGAATGGCTTGGTCATCGTCCCCTGCATACACCACATTCTCCGCGTTGGCCTTCATGTGATCCACCATCTCCCATTGCAAGGGAGTAAGGTCTTGGGCCTCGTCCACAATCAGCAGCTTCAAGTACGGTGGTTCTACGTTCAGGTACTGTTCAATCAAATCAACGAAGTCCATCTTACCGAACTTGCTTTTGTACAAAGCAACACTGACCTCGATCTGCTTCATCTTTGGAAACGATAGATCCCAATCCTCAGCCTCGTTGAACTCTTGCTCCATTGCAATCAACCTGTACCTGGACCGGTCGATCAACTGAATGTACTTGCCGCCGTCACCACCAATGGCAGGGATCAGGATGCCGTCATCAGGTGCGGCGCCTTCTGCATTATCAAACGACAAACCCAGACCATGACCCAGCTTGCGCCAATCGTCCTTGGCTAGCATGTCACCAGATACTAGCCCCAAAGCGCGGAACCCAATCGAGTGCAGGGTGCGGAAGTAAGGCAGACGTTTCTCGTCAAACCCAAACTTGCCACACGACCGCTCAACGGCCTCTTGTACGGCCTTCTTTGTAAAGGACATAAACCCTATCTGTTCAGGGTCAACACCGTCCTCAAGGGCTTCTTGTACGCGCTGTATAAGGCTGTACGTTTTACCACACCCAGGCGGACCTAAAAGCATCTCCTCGGACATCACTCTTTACCGCGTGGACGTTGAGCTAGCCACTCCAGAACTTCTTCCTCGACCCAACGGGTGGCGCTGTTCTTATCGCCCTTGCCCGGTCCAAGATATATGGGCTGTGGAAAGATGTCCTCGCTTACCCACTTGTAAATGGTGGAATGGGATACCCCCAACCACTCGGTTATTTCCGCAATCTTCAGCAGCTTTCGTTGTTCAGAAGGGGATGTCATCACTAAACTCCTTTGGTTCCAGTTCTATTTCTTCATCTTCAAATGCCGGCACATGCCAGACACGTAACTTTTTAGACTTTCCGTTCTCTCTTTTAATATACTTTTGCTGGTGGCAATCTCCTCCATCGTTCAAAGCCTTTAACTGTTCCTGTATGTGAACCGCTTTGTAATGTGTGAACTGCCTGTTCTTGAGAAACTGTTCCAAGCCAGCCATCGTAAAGTACGTCACGCCGTCCTCGGTCCAAGGCTTGCCCATCTCCATTTCTTCCGGAGACAAAGCCCTAATCCGACTTGTGCAAAACGTCTTGAGCATCTCATGGAACTGCCCCTTGATCGTGAGTTCCGGAGGCACATCTATGGTGACCGAGTTCTTCATCAGGGTGTTGATTGCAACCTGCCAATCTTGTGGCTTAACTTGAGGCGGCATGAAGTTGAGTTGCTCCATGCATGACCGCTGCCAAAGACCTTGGTTCTGCAATTGCTCAACAGTTAGCTGAAGCCGCTGACCATCTACATCCATGAAGTAATGCCGAGGCTCCGATAACATGACTGTCAGACCACCAAGGTTGGCCCGATCTGGGGCCGAGTTGCCCACACCAAACTGACGCGACTTGCAGATCTGTACATCACAGTGATCTTTCAACGGACACACACTGCATTGCAGGAAGTACTCTTTCTTCATCAACGATTTCTGCAACGCAACGATCTCAGTTGCCTCAAGGGCAGGGCTGCATAACGTCCTGTTGTATTCTTCGTGATGCTTCTTCCAATTGTCAGGCCACTTCAACCGGCAGTACACGCCAACGTTAAACATAAACGTGTTCCGGTGTTCAGTAACAGAGCCCTGCCCAGTAATGATCTCCAAGCAGTACGGCCCGTCAGTAAAGTGTGTTCTCTCTCCACCAAACTGAAGTTCATTTAACTCTGGAATGTCTATCCTTGCTGCATCAACCGCAGCAAAGAACTGCGCCATGTCCATAGCTTCGCCCTTCTTATCCAAGGCATAGCGTGTGGTTACATCCCCACCAAAGTACGGCATGTTTATAAAGTTGCCCACATCGCCACGCTCCGCCAAGATAGTGTCCTGCTTTGGAAAGATCTCACAACCGGAGAACCCCAAGGCAACAGACATCTCGGTCAGGTACTCTCGAACCATGGCCGCTTGCTCCCACTGCTTGAGAAACAAATAGAGGTGGGCGCCGCCCGACTTGGAACGACACAACACCAAGGGCAACCCTAGCTTTTGAACCTTGGCATTTAACTCCACCAGGTTGAGATCATAGGTATCAATGTCCAGAGCCCCGAACATGCACAAATTATCTTGGGTAATAGGTATAGATCCCACACCCTGACGGCCCTCAATGTGATCCTGTACTAACTCAGCGGTCAAAGGTCCGCGAACAATCATACTCTTCGCCTCGGCTTTGCCGTTGCGTCCAACCCTGCCTACAGTGGTTGTACCGTGCGCCGCTATCGATCCGCAGAACGCATCCATTAACTTTTTTGCTTGAGACATAATCCCTCCTAAAAAAATCGCGCTAACCCGGCTAGCGCGATTCTTTATTCACTTTTTTAGAAAGGGATTTCATTGTCCTTGTATGGCGCTCCAGTTGCGTTGCCAGATCCTTCGGGATTAACTGTGGGATCCGCAGCGGCCTTAACTTCTCCCGCAACAATAGAGTCTCGGAATTGTTTTGCCGCCATCAGAAGGTCACGATCCTCAACCAGACTGACATGATCCGTGGCCCAGTTGTTCCAACTACCTTGATCGTTGGTTTCCTCAACCGAACGCAACCGCCAGATTGTGGCAAACACCGCAGGTTTTACAACCTGTCCTGTCTTAGGATGCTGGACCTTCTGCATAGAAATCTTAGACTTCCACTGTCGGCTGATCTTTAAGCTAGCAGACTTCATGTCAATAATAGCTGGCTGATAGGAACCGTCATCATCTAAAACCAAACAGTAATGTTGATCAGACTTAATCAGTTCATTGCCGTTGGGTAGGATTTCCTTAATTCCCTCGCGTTTGGTCTGGTTAATTAACGGATCACCAAGAGGAACCCTACCTTTAAACCCACCGCCTAAATCTCTGGGTACAAACTCTAGGTACTCAGTGTTTTGATAACACGGAATAACTTTTATACCTTCTTCACCGGGCCAATACTGACCAGTAACAGTGTTGAAAACATCACCCTGTTCAGCGCCGGCAATAAACTCAGGCTTTTTCTTGTTAATCTGAGGGCTCATAGGCTGGAGCAACCGAACAAAAGGGATTTGCATCTCTTCACTACTGTACGAGGAGCCTTCACCTGCGGTTTCAAAGATATCGTCAAGAACATCTGTGCTTAACTCTGCATTTTTTTTATTAGCTACTGCGTTACCCATTACTTTTCCCCCTCATATTTATAGTTACTCATGATACTTTTGATCAGAAGAATACGCTCCTTTACCATCGTCTTTCCCTCTGACAGGTGCGCGTATGCAGCCTTCTGAACCGTGTTCATATCAGCCTCAAGTTCTACGAGAGTTTGAAGTTCGTCTTCAATCTGCTTTTCGATCAAGTTGTCTTCAAATTCATCCTCCTCGTCCCATAGAGATTTCGGATCATCATTGTCCATGGAAGCACCATACTCATCAGTGTGATCTTCATCATCCATTTCTTCCAACATTTTATTCTTATACGCACCCATTATGCTTTCCTCTTAATTTCTGCTGCTGATGAAACAAACGCCCCGAACATGTCCAGATCGATGTGCTTACCTGCTGTTACCCGCTCTTTTACAAAAGCCTTGAGTGTTGAAGCGTGGATGTGTGTCTTGGTCTTCGGATCAAAACCCTTTTCCTGCAACTGCCCAACAAGATTGCCGGCAATGTTGTCTTCGCCCTTACCAAACGTCACAACGACATCGTTCTTAATAATACCGTCCAGACCATTTTCTCTAAGCCAAGCAAATGCTTCTTCTTTGCGTGGAACAGGAATAGATGCGTGTACTACAGGCTTACAAGAAACCGAGGCGCCCTCTACTTCTATCTTTTCCACACCCATTTCATCCATCAAACTAGGTATGCGGTCATGAGTGATTCGCTTACGCTGATCCTTTAGGATTTTAATCTGTCCTTCCCAATCATCGATTTTTTTATCAAGCTGGGTGACCTGTTTCACCAGTTGAGACAGGCTCTTGCCTACCTCTGCATCAACACCGGCCAACGCTTGGCTAGTGTCGAATATGTCATCAAATATATCTTCCATTAAAGTACATCCTCTTCAGGGTTAAGTTGACACAACCATTTTTGTGCCGTATTTTGGAGTATATGGGAGGAACGTTATGACAGTCAACTATAAATTCAAAACGAAACCGTATGACCACCAACGAACCGCATTGAATGCTGCTGGACAGAAAGATTTCTTTGGGTTCTTTATGGAAATGGGCACCGGCAAATCTAAAGTTCTCATTGATAACATGGGACAGTTGTTCTTGGAAGGTAAGATCAACTTCGCCTTGGTGATAGCGCCAAAGGGCGTGTATCGAAACTGGGTAGCTAAGGAAATACCTCAACACATGTCGGATGATGTACCGCTGCGAATGATTCGTTGGGTAGCATCGCCAAACAAAAAACAAACAGAAGAAATACGATCCATACAAAAAGGTTTTGCTGGGCTCACCGTGTTTGTCATGAACGTGGAGGCTTTTTCCTCAACGAAGGGGCAGCGTGTAGGAAAGTGGATGTCAAAACATCTAGGCAAGCACGGCATGATTGCCATTGATGAAAGCACCACCATCAAAAACCCCAAGGCCAAAAGAACCAAAGCACTCATGGATATATCTGATGGGTTCTCATACAAAAGATTACTGACCGGCTCACCAATCACCAAGTCTCCCCTCGACATCTACTCGCAAGCAGAGTTTCTGAAACGAGGTATGCTAGGTGATTCGTATTGGGCTTTCCAAGGCCGGTATGCGATAACCAGACAACAGAAGATGGGCGCCAGATCGTTTACTCAGATCGTAGGCTATCGATATCTGGATGAACTAACAGAACGAATCAGTTCCTTCAGCTACCGTGTTCTTAAAAAGGAATGCCTAGACCTGCCAGACAAGACATACACCGTCAGGTATGTACAACTGACGCCAGAACAAACCAAAATGTACAACGATATCTCTCGACAGGCCATGGTTCTACTAAACAATGGTGAATTGGTCAGCGCACCCGCAGTTATTACACAGCTTTTGCGCCTACAACAGATCCTGTCAGGCCATATCAAGACAGATGAGGGAGACATCGAGTACTTTCCAACCAAAAGAACAGACGCACTCAAAGAAATAATGTCAGAACACGATGGCAAAGCAATTGTCTGGTCGCGGTTCCGCCATGACATCAAGTCTATCGTTGCAATGCTGAACAAAGAGTTTGGACCTGAGTCCGCAGCGGCATACTTTGGAGACACTCCGGACAATGAGCGTCTGGCTATCGTGCAGAACTTTCAAGACCCCAACCACCCACTGAAATACTTTGTGGGCAACCCAGCTACCGCTGGTTACGGCCTAACTTTGACCGAGGCCAACCTTGTGGTATACTATGCCAATGACTTCAACTTGGAAACACGGATCCAAAGTGAAGACCGGGCTCACCGCATCGGGCAGAAAAACCCCGTGACCTATATTGATCTGATCTCAGAAGGCACAATAGACGAACGTATCGTTGAAGCACTTAGAAACAAGATCAACATAGGCGCATTAGTATTAGGAGAGAAAGCAAGAGAATGGCTAAAACTTACTTAGAACTACAGGCAAAAGAAGTAGCTAAAGAAATGGTAGATGCCATGGTTGAAACCATGGTGGATAAGAAACGCCAGTTGCGAACAATCGATAGTGGAGCCCAAGTTATATCCAAGCAAACAGGGTTGGACCTAGATGTATCAAAGGCGTTGCTTAAATCTATGAACGGTAACAACGTTACCCAGATCAGAGGCTACTCAAAAGAACCAGAGCATTTAAGAAAGTCCAAGATTGGCAAGTCCAATGAACCAAGAAAGTAAAATTGTAGAGTTCCCCAAGCTGTCGGAAATCGACCGGCAGTTTGAGGAACTTGAACGTCAACGAGAACTTATACTGAAACAAAAGGCTGAGATATTTCGGACGGATAAGTTACCAATTGACAGATAGAATTACTATCCTTTTTTATTTTTCTTCCATGCATTGTGGGCATCAACGCCCATCTTAAAAATAATCTCATGCCGTAAATCCTCGACCATAACGTCAGAAAATATATCAGCATTAGGGTTTAACTTAATGTCCTCCTCAATCTTCTTGGATATATCATCCAACCTTTCCACAATGTAATGAGGACACACACTAGTCATTGTTTGGCATCTCCCGAACCTGATGCCTTTAGTAACTTAATAATCTCATCGGTCTTGCTTTGTTCCCGCAACTCTTTGTTCTCTGCTTGCAGCCTTTCTATTTCAGAGTTAGCAGCCTTTAACTCTGAAATTAATACACTGTATTCTTCCCTGTTAATCATATCAACACCTCTCTATTTAGATACAAAGAAAACTTCTACCTTGGACACCAACTCACGTTGCCGGTGCAGCGATGCGCGTATGTCAGGTAAATGCAAATCAGTAGCGTCGAAAATCTCACGCATGGTCAATGGCCTTCCCGCCTCTTCCAAAACATCAAAGATCTTTACGTCTATATCATCCTCATGGTCATTAACCTCTGGCTCTGGCTTTTGAGTTGGCTGCAATTGATCCGCCGTTTCCGCCTGAATATTAACCACGCGCCATGGAATCTGTTCCCGCTTATCAGAAAAGTTAGGCAAAATCTGCGCGTGAACCGCAGTGCCAGGGCTGAGTTCCATCTTGTCTACAATGCGAGAGTTAATAAACACCCCCTCGCCATTAGCCAGTACCCCAAAGGCACTGCCCGAGTAGGTCAACTCTTCAACCAATACCCGCTTGGTATCTACTATCATATTCTATATCCTTCTTGTCTTAGTTTATTTACATACTGCTTTAATTCTAATCGTGCGTGGTACAGTTTGTTCTTTGCATCTTGTGTCGCGTCCGTCTTGTACGCTTCGGGCTCAAGAACATCTACCATGCGCCGCAAATATTTTAGTTCTGCTTCTTTTGCTGGGTGATAAAGTGTCATCCCGTACATTCTCCATCATCTTCTTGGCAAAGGGCGCCTACCTCTTCATTAAAGATCCAATCGCCCTGCCGTTTTACAAAATTACCAACATCGTCATAACTTCTGCGCTTGTGAAATGTCCCCCCTATCTTCTTCTCCATTGCCGACCACCACTCCATACGATCCGGATGCTCTCGCCACATCATCGCCAAAGTAGCCTCGCTCTTTAAGAAACAACCATCACAGTTGCCCTTCGCCGTCACACCATTCGGACCAAACAATCTCAAATCAAAAGGCTGTTGCTTCCAGAAATCCATGACCGTAGCCTTGGTTGCTCCCGCATCAGCCAGCGGATACCAAAACACCCACCGATCTTTGCTGTCCCCACGATTAATTCTGCGGGGCTCGTCAGCACGAATGCCAATACCAGAGTTCCAATGCTTCCATTTTTGCGACACCAGGTAACGCTTGATCGTCCGTACCTTTAACTCTGCCGTGCAAAATCTAGCCACTGCGTTGGGCAAATAAGGTTTGTATAACAGTGTCTCGAACGGCTCACCGTTTCGCGCAGCGGAGTTGTGACTCACCTCTTTAAACGTAACCTTGTTATCAATCCGGTCGTACTCCAACCACTTGATCGGCACGTTCCACCGATTACCACACTCGTGCACAAAGTCTAATGTCTGAGGCATCTCGCGACCAGTGTTGGCAAAAACAACCTTGCACCGATCAGGCAACCCGCCGTTCTCTTCTAAGATCTTGTGAAGCATATACCCACTGGTCCTGCCCCCCGAAAAACTTATTAAAACATTGCCTTCGGGCAATAAATACTCTGGCATTCTCTGCGTCCTTTGATATACTTTTTATGAGAGGCGGCTTATTCAACTGAAACCTTACCTGCGCTCAGTTTGCTCGAATAACTCCGCCGCCGCCTCTCACCATCACAATCTGTCGATCAAAGACTCTTCCCTTTTATCAAACTCATTTGCAAGCTGGCGCAGTTGAACCGCAATGCCCTTGGTAATCAAACCAGTAAACAACGGCTTCCGGTCTTTGGCAAAAACAGCCTCACCCGCGACCAACGCATAAGTCGTGTCAGATAATTCAAACGTAATGTGATCAACTTGAAACTGTTCTCTCGGCGCCCCTGGATGCCGCGACTTCGATTTAACGCTATGCGTACTCATTTCTTCCAAGGCTCCTTTGACAAACTAACCTTAACACCCTTGCGATAACGCAAGGATGATGCTTGCTTGGCCTTTCTCTTTTGACTTTCAAGCTTCTTGTCTGTTTTCTCACTCTCAACAAGCGTCTTCTTCTTGATCAACATCGATCTCTCCTGAACCATCACAATTCTCACAAGCAACCCACTCAGCTACCGGCTCTAACGTTTCGCCAAACCTCTGGTACAAGGTCTTCTCAACCATGCCCTTGTGACCAGTGTAACTGCACTCCGGACACTCAATCATGCGGATCACCAATCCTTTGACCCGTGTCCTTGTAATAGTTTTCCGCTAACTCAGCATAAAACTGAGACAACGCTATGCACATAGAGTCATTATCCTTCATGTCCAAAACCTCATGCAACCGTTGATGCACGTACTTAGTAGCAACGGTGCTTGCGCCCCAAGTGTAATCAAGCATCAGAAATCTCCCCGATAATAAACCGATCTGTTCCACTGATCGAACTCAATCCAATCAGCCGCTAAATCAAACTTCTTAGCGTACTCCTCCCTTTCTGTATGGTGACGATACCGAGGGTCTGCGTCCTCCGTTAAATCATCGCGGATCTTAGCCGCAATCTCCCGCAAATTCTCCGGAGATAAATACACCTTCATCGGATTGCAGTTGTACTCATCAGGGCTTGCATAGCTCTGGTTAATTAACTCATGCAAATCCCAATGCTTGCGCCAGTACTGAATCTCCAACCGGACCAAGGCAATAGGCCAGCAAACCTCAGAAGGACGCAACTCTGCGTCCCCCGTCTTTACGTGACCGACCGCTTCCGTTGGCCGGTCAACAGCCTCATACTTTCCCTTCACAACACTCGTTGTAGTGTTGTTCCGCTCCGCAATTAAATATGCATCTAATCCCATTACTTCTCTCCTTGCTGTTTACAAAATGCCTTCAATCCACCCGCAGCGGTCCACTCATCAGGCGGCATGTTGTCCCTGCCCCATGTTTCATCATCGATTAAATCGTCAATCTCCCGTGCAATCCTTATCAACGCCTCAGCCGTAGGATGCGGCCGCTTGTGAGGGCATGAACCCACGGCCTGATAGGCCGCATGGTTCAACTCAATCATCTTCTTCTTGTACTCAGTCATCTCTCTCTCCTTCTATAAAACTACTGATTAATCCTTGCGCGACTTCCGAGACAATCGCGTTCCCGTAGGCGCGGCATCGTCCCACGCGGCCGGCAATCCCATTAGCCAGCGGGAATGTGCTGGGTTCAACTGGCCTCCACTTGGCATCTTTGCAGAAGAGCCAATCAACATCTCCCCAGATGCCGTTAGCCTCGCCCCGTAATGATCCCATCCCGCTAGCCTCGCCGCGTCCGCTGGGTTCAACCCCGCATTCATCCCCCGCTTGACCTTCGCGTCCGGTCCCTCGCCCCGACCGTTGTTGGTCGCATTCGGGGTCGGCCATCCGCGAACCACCATCTTCGACAGTTGCGTCAAACTCGATCCGGACATCCCCGCCGTAATTCCCGTGCCGCCCCGCGTCCCGTCCGATGCCGCCGGCGTTGTCCATCCCGTCAACTGTGCCGTCACATCCAATGTGTCCGTGCTGATCTTGCCGTTCCGAATGCGTCCACCCTGATACCCGCCCTTGTGATCCCGTGTGGTCGGAGTGGGCCACGAACCATAAACGTTGCCTGATGTGCGGCGCACCGAACCCCGCAGCACAGAGATCGAACGGTGCAAAGGCGTAGCCCTCTCCTTCCATGTCAGCTTGTACAAGGTCGATCCAACCAAGGCCGTCTTTACTCGCAACCTGTTCTCCAAAGACCGTTGCAGGGCGGCACTCGCGGATGAGGTGGAACCAGTCTGGGAATAAGTGCCGCTTGTCAGCAATCCCCGCTCTCTTGCCTGCCCCGCTGAAAGGCTGGCACGGACAGGATCCCGTCCAGACCGGCCGGTCATCGTCCCATCCCGCACCCCTGAGTGCGTGGCTCCAGACGCCAATTCCTGCGAAGAAGTGGCACTGAGTAAATTCAAAAAGTTCCTCTGGTCTGACATCACTGATGCTCCTCTCGTCCACTACACCATCCGCAATTAACCCCGCACCAATTAAGTTGCGGAGCCAATCAGCGGCAAACGGATCTATCTCATTGTAATACGCACTCATGAAAACAACGCCTTCAATTTCTTGGCGGCTTGCAACCTCTTGCAAATGTCATCCCACTCAGCATCATCGCATGGCACATCATCCGACTGAATGCCTTCCTGATGCTCAATCATGTGATCAAGAGCAACTTGCAAAACGTTGTACTCAACATCAGACACCTTGATGATATTGTTCGCCGTCAAAACAGCCTCAACATCATCAACGCATTCTTCAAACTGTTGCTGACCTAACTCAGTGTAACGAATGTCCCCGTTTTCTTCCTGATAAATCAGAAGTTCTTCAGGTGTCAGAGCGTTAGCATTAAGGTACGTCATCATTAACTCTGCTAACTCAGAGTACAACTCAACGTATTGATCCGGTCTAATAATCGCCATCGTCCATAGCCTCCCATAATCTAAT